ATGTCCACAACCAAAGGTTTGTGTTCTCGATGATGTCAATGCTATCCTCGTAGGTGGTAATTCTGTAAGCACCGAATTGTGTATCCACACGCAGTTTCAAGTCATAGATTCCACCAACACTGTAAGAAGCCTTGGTGAGAGGAGAGTTTGGATGCAGAAGGTCGTCGCCCAACTCCCATGTGTAATTGGTGATTGGATCGAGTGCGTTGCCCAGTTCGTCCAATGGTTCGCCACCGAAACTTCGGCCCGGCGTAGCAGGGTTTTCACCGTCCTGAATTTCAATCTGAATCAGTGTATTGATTGGAGATCGAATCTTTGGCAGAGTTTCAAATGGCCCATTCGGAGGCACGCCCGGCGTAGCGTCTTGGTTCGAGGTGTTTTCGATGAAACGAATGATAGCGTCCTCTGGAGCCTTAACCTTGGCATTGATGTAAGCTGGGAACTCGACGGTATCAGAACCGAAATCGTTCTCCACAGTCAGCTTCACTGTGTAAAGGCCCGGCTGGTAATAGCACTTCTTAACGGTTCCACCATCTGTGTCCCTCACCAACACATCGACGCTATTGTTCGGGACTGCATCAGAGACGCTGATGGTACTGTAAACTGAGATGATCGAAGATTGATCGCCGAAGTCCCAAGTGTACTTGATTGTCCCAGTGTTTCCATCAGTTCCCAGACGAAACGCCTGCTCTTTGAACTCAACACAGAGCGGGACATTGCCTGTACGAATATCTGAGGTAAACCAAGCCTTCGGTTGTAACACGAGACGGCGCAGAAAATTGATGCGACCTTCAAGAGTTTCACCGAATGGTTCTTTGTCTTCTGTGCCCTTTACTCCAGCAAACTCTTGGATGGCGATCAGCGAATCCTTGATGTTGTTATGGTCGTCGGCCATCACATTGATGGTGACGTTTGTGATACTCTTGGGTTTGGCGATTTCTGTGAATCCCGGCAAGACTGTTAGTCCGCTGAATTCCACATTCAGTGGGTCGAATGTGGTGTAATGGTAAGACACAGCACGAGTATCCAATTCGCTGCATTGTTCTGTGAGCGTGATTCGCCCACTCTCTGGCATTCGAGCAATAACAAAGGGATCGCCAAAAGCCTTGACGACAGTATCGCCCGGATTGAAATCTTCACGCAGCCGAAGTCTGATGGAGTCGTGGACATGATACAAGTTTGTATCATTGTCGAATTGATCTGGATACAGTGGTGCTGTTGGGATTGCCATTTCTTACCTTACAATACAACTAACGGTTCTGGGAGTTCCACCCGTTTCAATCTTCCTGTGCTGAACTGAATCAATTCTGTCACAACGTACTCACCCGGCTCTTGGTAGATGTGGGTGATTTCATGAACATCCGGGTCTTCTTCTGTGTAGGTGTCGCCATCTCCAAAAATCCAGTTACGCTGAACAATGTCGCCATCTGATTGATCGATGAAGCGAAACTCTTTGGGACTTTCGCTCAGGGCTGTGGCTGTTTGCACTGAGTATGGATCGTCCACGGAATCCACATAGAAGAAGGGCAATGCCTCATCGGCATCTACAACTATGTATTCGATTTTCGTTGCAATTCCCTGTGCTCCTGTGGTTGTTACCACATTGAGTTTCACCGTATAAACGCCCTCTGTGAGATATGTGTGAATCGGGCTGCGTTCGAGTGACGTGCCGCCATCGCCAAAATCCCAAAGGAATCGAGCAATGTGGCCGGTAGTAAAGTTCTGGAATCTCACCTGTAAGGGCGGCGGACCTTTGATCGGGTAAGCCCGAAACAGCGGCTTCGGTGCTAGGAATCGAACCTCTTGAGCCTTAAGGATACCATTCAGTGATTCTGGATCTGGATCTTTCTTGAGCCCCAGATCGACCTCAAGGTTGATGATGGCATCTTTGATGGCATTGTGGTGCTCGGAGGCCACAGCATTCGAAATCCAAGTTTTGCGTGCAGGCCACTGGTTGATTCTGGAACCCTTGAAACCTCGTTGTAGTTGTTGGAACGTGTTGGCTGTTCTCTTACCATAAGCGACGAGTTCATACTCACCGGGAACTCCGGGAGGCGGGCCAATTCGTAGTTGTCCATTGTCGGGGAACCCAGAAGTGTCTTCGACGATAATGGCTTTGCTGTTGAATGCCAGAGTTTGCTTCAAGGTGGTGCTGGCGTTGTTGGTTGCTTCATAAAGGGTCTCTTTGTCATCCAGTGCGACTGGAAACAAAGAAAGGTCTCCCGCCTGATATCCGACATCCAGACTTGAAATGCGTTCTGCCATTACTCTCCCCTCTGCTTCACCTTGGTTTCAACGTGTTGTTCTATCTGCTTCTTTTGCTCGATCATCTTTCTCTGAACTTGATCAATCATCTTTGTGACGTGCTGCTTAACCGGAGCCTCGTCACCCAAACATAGAACCGTTTTCACAAATTCGGGGTCGAGAGGCCGTTGCAAGATCACTCTCAGATTGAATTCTTCCAAGAGTTTCTCATTCCACATCTCTCTTTGAGCCTGATCGTCATCGAATGGCTTTAGGTCGCCGTTGTTGGCGACGATCTTCTCATATCCCACCACTAGGAAGGACAATTCTTCCAATAGCGACTTAAACTTGTGCCGCACCTTCTTGGCAGATCGGATGAGAGCCTTTTTCTCACGTTCGAGCTTTCTGATATTTATCTCTCGCTCTTGGATTTCTAGGTCCGTCATGATTTCTGCCCTTTCAGAAAGCAAGCGGACTTCTCGGGCCATTTTCTGGATCTGGATATCCATCAGTTCCAGATTATCCTCGGCGTCCTCCAGTTGCTTCTGTAAGGAATCGAAGGTCTCGACTCTTGCTTGGATTTCCCGTACAATCTGCCACAATTGGGCGTGAACTGTGGGTTCCTTGCCAATGATGAATTTTTCGATCTGAAAGAATGAATGGCGATCTGGGAGATCTGCATTCTTTAAGATTTCGTCGGCCTTGACGATGAGTTCTTGCAGTTCGGCATTTACTTCTGTTGACATATTCACCTCATTCTGGGATGCTGTTGTTCTAGTAGAGTAAAGGAGGACTCCAAATGTCAGGAAAGCTTGATGGTGCCTGTGGTTATTTGAGCGGCCCAATGGAATTCGTGGCCGACCACGGCGTAGAATGGCGGCGTAAGTTCATTAAGTTGATCCGTGAAGCGGGTCTTGATATCGACTTGATTGATCCCACAGACAAACCCGGTGGCGAGGACATCAAGATCGGCGAGAACAAAGCCGTTCAAGAACAACTTCAGCGTGATGGACGTTTCAGGGAGCTTCAGGAGTACGTTCACGAGTACCGAAGGTACGATCTGCGATTCGTGGACATTTCAGACTTTCTCGTCACAGTCGTCGATCCTCGTGTGCCTCAGTGGGGAACCGGGAACGAGGTCTATCTGGGAGAAGGCCAGCACAAGCCGAACTTCTTCATCTGTGAGAATTCTCTCTATAACCTTCCACGCTGGCTCTTCGATGTCATCGATAAGATCGAGACAGACGACCCAGAAGAAGCCATCAAGCAATCAAACGTCTATCAAAGTGTCGAGGATGTTGTGGCCGAATTGGTCGCCTTGAACTCGGGCCAGAAACCTTTGAGTGATGAGTGGGTGCTTGTGCGGAAGGACATCGAACGGCGAAGATCAAAAGCCTGATACTCGCCAGTCCAATTTTTGTACTGGTTCAATTCGTCTTCTTCGGCCAAGTCGTCCCATTGCATGTTGCCAAGGTGACACATAGTCACTTTGGAGTTCTCTGGGTACGTTGATTTGGGCTTCTGCGTTCATGAAGACCCACTCCAGAACGAGTACATCGTTCCAGTCTGGGGCAGGTGCGGGGTCGAAGTTCATCGATCTAAGAACACATCGGCTGTAGCCATTATTCTGATCGTTGTCCCTCGGATTAACTTGAATGTCTGCTCGCTGTGGAGCATTATCCCACAACGCCGTGAACATCCTGTAGTTGTCGTTGAAGAGGTCGAATTCCATCCTGATCGAGCCAGTGCGTGGCCCGGCGACTTGAAATACGTCGCCCCTCAGAGTGGATATTTCCTGCGACCATTGTTCATATGAGACCTGAATCTTAGATGCTACCACTGGTTCTATGATGTGGTGCCCGGTCTCAACGTCCTTGATGTGAACAACCCAGTTGCGTACTTCTGGCAACTGCCCTCCTAGATGATTCTCATTCCGACAATTCCCTTAAATATAGCACCTTTTTCGTGTGCGTCAAGAGCCCATAACAACTTTGCCATTTCGAAGTCATTCATTCCGGCCTTTTCCATCTGTGTGTCAGGGAAGTTGCCAACTTTCTTGAAGAACTTCTTATTGATTAAGACGCCGTTGAACGAGCCGCTTACAAAGTCGTATCTCTTTTCTACGACTGGGAATAAGATGTCTTCTTCATTCTTGGTAAAAGAGGATATTCTTCTTTCTAAGAAGATAGGGATTCGGCTTCCGCCGAACAGCAGGAGACCCCATTCATGTTTAAGATGGCGGAACCCTGTGTTTATGAGGCTGGTGATGGTATCCTTGCCCTTGTAGGTCGGGCAAATCTCCTTCATTTCTTTGATGTCTGTTGGTGTCGCATCATTGCCGACCACGCATATAGCATCCCTGTTGTATGAGTGGTAGTTGATGGAACCGTAAGTATTCTTCAATCCTCCTATGTTCCTGTCGGGACATAAGATGATGAAGCCTAGATCGACTTCCATGTTTTTCCTCGCTTTACACGAAGGAGATATCGAAATCAATTTTGATGATGTCGTCGCTTGAGATCGCTTGTGACAAAGCGAATGTTCCGCTGGTGGCGTCGGACGTATAGGAAAGGAGCGTCCAAGGGTCGTCTACCAGATTGCCCGGAACATAGACGGCATCATCTTCGAAGATTCTCACTCCGTTGATGAAAACTCGGAGAGACCCGTCAATGTAGGGAGACGAGACCGAGTTTACTTTGTAATTGATGTAATCAGGATCGAGTGTGTCAACATCCACAGGCGTAAGGCTGTAGAAATGCTGATGTGCCGCCGAAGCCGGAAACGCCAAATGCAGCTTTAAGATGTTTGGTGCATCAATGCTGGGCGTAACTGTGTCTGAAGGAACAAGCTTCACGACCCCGCCATCGAATGTTATAAAACTACTGCCATCTGCTGAAATATGCAAGGCCAAATCTGTAGCTTCGCTGGCGATAAGATCCAGTTTGTCCGATTGATCTTTGGTCATTCGAACATAGTTGTCTGTGTCTTGGTGCTCTTCAATGCTATGAAGGGCTTCATCAACGGCGGTTGTTTTAAGGCTACCGTCAGCATTGAGAGACTGGTTGAGGCGGTTGGCGAAAGATCCCTGTGTGCCGATGGCATCCCGCATCTGCTCCAAAGCCCCATCCAAAGCCAAATTGATGAGTTCTTGGCGACGGATGATGTTCTTTAAGGGCAGATTGTCGATCTCCCAATGGATCGGATCGTTGGGAGCGTAATATACTGGATCAATCAATTCAATGCGTGGCATTTATCCAACCTCTTTGGGAAGCGTGTTTTCTATGGTATTTAGCCAAAACGCCCCCGAAATCTTAGATGAAGTTCAACCGCCAGTTGAACGTAATCTGCATGTCTTCTGTTTTGTTCAAGTCAGGAAATGTCGTCATGCTGTACAAATCACCGTTTGCCATCTGGAGGGCCATCTCATTCAGAGTAATGCCCACAGCCTCATCATAGGCCAATACAGATGTCAGAATGACCTGAGTGGGAATCGAGTTGTCAATGTTCGATAGGACAGGCTTCGACACCTTTACCACACCGAACAAACCATCTCGGTTCGCATTCACGAAACGCTTTTCGCCACCGCTGGTGCCGCCATCGCCGAACAACATTCGAGTGATATAGAACTCGAAGGCGTCACCAATGGCATTCGCCAGACCCAGTGCCAGAGCACGTCGGCCAGTCAGAAGAATTGTGTTCCGAACATCTAACAGTTCTTTCCTACCATCCTTCCATTCTGCGATAATTTCGACATCACCCCTTGTCTGGAGTTGTTCTTGGATCATATCTCACCTTCTTCAATCTGTCCGCTGCTTGTCTCAATCACGAAAGAGATGCTTTCGTCTTGTCCCACCTGCTCTTGCACACCGCTGGACGGGCCAGACGAAAGTGCGACAATCGCCTGATTCATATCCGTAAGGTCTTCGATGGTGCGAATGATGGGGTCGTGCCCATCTCTATCTAGGTGATCGAACACAATGAATTGGACGTTCACTTGATTCTTTGTAAATTGCACCAGACTGTAAGCAAGGACGGTGCCGCCCGCTGTCAGTGTGGTCCATGATTGTTCTCGGCCTGCCAATTTGACATTCACCCCGTCCCACTCAAGGATGCGGAAGAATTGGTTGTTGATTAAGAACATGAAGTTCTCTTTGAAAAGGTTGTTGTCGGTGATGATGCTCGGCGGGTTTTCGCCGTTGACAATGCCGAACTCAGCCTCATGATCAGAGAATGTGATCAGTTCCAAACCTCTGTAACCAAACTGGCCCACAGAACTTTTCACCAAACGGCGTCGAGTCTCTACGTCGGCCCCGGCCACATCTCCATCTACCCATCCGTAAATGTAGAAACTGTCGGTGCCAGTAAACTCAATGATCTCATACTCGGTTCCGTCGTAGTATAAGAAGTCGCCGATTTGGAAGATTTCGTCTCGATTGATGATGTTGGGGTCATTCAGATCTACTAACCCCCGCTTCTCGCTCGCCAAAGCTCCAGTGGTGCTGCTCAGGACTGCGTTTGACGAATCATCATACAGTGTGTAAGTAAATGTTCCTGAGACTGGGAGCGATCCATCATCTGTAAGAATCAATTGATCGCCAATGACGTTTTCAACCACATATGGCGTTGCCGACAATGACGGAATTGACACTTCCCAAGCACCGCCCGTGTAATCGGGCACATTGTTCACATCCCACGTTCCCTTGACACCGATCTCCGAAAAGCTTTGGCTATCATCTGTGAATATGAACTTGTCAGCCTGAAGAATCGAAACTGGGTTCGGGCTTTCGTAAGTGATGTTCGACAGTCTGAACGTGAATTGGCTTTCGTCCAATGGTTCTGTGACGGCAGAACTTACCACGGCGATATGGCCCGAGATGTCTTTGATCTTATAGTTTCCCGCATTTGCGGAAGGACTCAGAACTTCAAAGATATGTTGTCCGAGTGGATAGACTCCTAAGTCTTCAAGAATCACATCTGGGGAAATCACGATGATGTTGCTGTTATAGCCGGTTCCCAATTTTCCAGAGAGCACCGTTGTCTTAGTTGTCAGGTCTTCTCTGTCGATGATCCATTCTGCCAATCCACCCTCCATTACCCTATGGAAGAACGGATTTGCTTGTCCCGAAAGATGGTTTTCTGTACGGTCAATCGTGATCAACAAATCGATGTCTTCCACCGGAGATGTGACAAATTCCACCACATCGCCAGTGAAGTTAATTGAGTGCAACTGGGCATGAAACGGCATGTATTCCCGGAGAATGTCCTGTGACTCAATCATCCGGTCATTCGACAGGGCCTCCACACTGACATCGACGCTGTACTTCGATCCGAGACACGACCCACATGGATCAATGAAATCTTTGTCAATGAAGCACGCTTCGAAGGCAGGTCGAGTGCTGCCGTTGTACTCTTCCATGTTGTAGATGTTTTCGCCGTATGGAAACTCCGTTCGGATGTATCCAAAAATCAGTGCATCATGGAACGGATGGCGCACAGGAATCAGAATGTCGAAGAGCGGGTCTTCTTCATCAATAACTCGTACATTCCAGTTTTTCGGCGGATAATCCTGATCGGCCTCGTCACGCAGATCGGCCAATGGTAAGTTTCGAATGTACTCCTCAAGAGTCTGAGCAGAAACATCCGGCACATCGTTGTATTCGTAGAGAACTCTGACAAAATCCCCTGTGTTCAAAACCACCGGGTTCACAGAGAGTTCGTCGCCAATCCAGATCATCTTGACTTGACAGGAATCCTCTTCGATCTGGAAATCAACATAGTCTGCTGTTAGCGGCGTGTAGGTATCGGTGCCCGCTCGTCGAAGCCACAGTCCAAAATTTGTAGTATTGATGGGAAGAACAATGTTGTCCTTCTCCAAGATCCACATTGCCGACCCTTCAACCTTGAACGACTCTTGCCATGTGTAAGGAGACACCAGTTGCCAAAACTGTGTGTATTTGTCGAGAGTCATCCCAGCTTGTGCGAAAGCGTCCTGTAGACCTGAGAGCGTGCCTTTCTTTTTGAACAATGGCACTGCCTCTTTGATTTGACGCCGCCACAATGTCGGATCGTCGGACTTCAACTTCAGGTGGAACAAATTCGACAGATACATCAACAGCGATTCGTGCAAAGCATTGGCATCGAACAAGTCGATGATCTGATTCGCAAAATCTTCGATGAATGTGAACCCTTCCGCCACGGCTCGGTTGAACCTCAAAGTTGTTTCGGGGGTCAGGTCTCCCTCACACAAAACCGCCTTGTACATTTCGGGGAGATAGCGTTCCAACAATGTGTCGTACTTGCCGTCTGGCGTAATGTGCGTTGGGATCGTGGTGACAGCTTTTGGGTCGCCGCTGATCGAGAACGGCGTGTGGGCCGAAAGTTTCTCGCCTGCTGCCAATGGGGTCCAAGTCCAACAGACGATGTAGTCGCCTTCTCTGACCTTTCCTTGCGGCATCCACTCTAAAGTGAAATGACCATACAAAGGATTGCCGTCTTCATCCTCTTCCACCTTGACCATGGGGGAGTTGTCGGTGTCTGTGGATAGCCACGCTGGGAAACTGGAATTCCCAAAGACTTCTACCGCCACTCGATCTTTGTAGTAGTAGGTGTTCTTTTGTTGCGATGATTCAAGCTTGTTGACGGCTTCCGTGAGTTCTTGAAGATTCGCCTCGCTGGGATCGGCACACACAGCAGCCTTAGCTGCTTCTACAGCAGCCACCAGATCGGCGTCTTGAACGAGGACATCGTAATCGCCGAAGTTCGTGCCGAGAAAATCCCGTTCAATGTAATACACGATTACACTGTCTACTTTGTATGGATCACTTACAAAACAATCATCCCCATCGGGCGTTTCGATCTCGAAAAGGATGGTGTCGGTGATCTTCGGATTTTCGGTTATCTTCTTAAGTGCCATTACTCATACACAAAATTGATTTCTAGTGTTCCCGGTCTGATGATCTCGTTGAACTTAGTCGTTACCAGTTCGCCCGAGTTGTCAGGGTCATCCGTGATGAAATTGATTTCAAAGGTCCGAACTTCCTTGATATCAGACAATTCTTTGACGAGATCAATGGATCGCAACGGCTTCCCATAATCCCAGTTGTTCAAAGAGAAGAACGAGTTCATTCTTCTGAGGATTCTGATCTCGATCTCGTCCTCGAACTTTCGATAGAACTTGTCGAGAACACAGTCGATAGACACATCGGTCTCGATGATGATGCCGTCTCTGATGCAGACGGTATCTGTGATCATCTTCTTGGAATCCAATTCATCAGCCAGTTCATTCTTCAAACCATCGGTGGCTTCTTGCAGGCCATCTTCGCCATCCAAGGACAGGATGTAGAGATCAATTAAATTAGCGGCACAGCCGTAATTTCTCAGGGCCGCTTTGGATTTCCCAATCTGCCCATTGAACTCCGTCACAAATTGATCTGCCAGCGTTTCATAGTCGTCGCCCGTCACAGCACGGTTTTGTGTTCTGAGCCATGGCGGCAATTTACGTTTGATGTCATCAATTGTGTCGCCAGCGTAACCGAACTCACCTCTGGTGTAATTTCTGAAGGTTACTGGGACACGGAAGTCGAATCCCGGCACAATGTAGTTTCTCTGAATTTCTACAGATCCGGTCACGATGTTCCCAGAAACGCCGCCGCCGACCCGATAGGTGATCTGAATGTTAGAACCAGAAGACGGGATCATTCCCGCCCGGCTGTTGCCGAACATCACAAAGGCGTTGTAGTTGGGGTCGTATTCAACTCGGAATTCTCGACGAGGTTGCGAGTCTGTGAAATAAGGAACTTGGGTCCACTCCACGCCATCCACTTTGACTCGTATTGATTTCTGGATCACTGGGCCGAAGCTCAATGCGACCGACTGGTTGATTTCACCAGTGGCAATCTGGACTTGAACTCTCGTTTCGCCTTCCACACCAACGACACCAGTATTCAAGAAGCTGCCCGCAGGGATGATGATGGACTGTCCAAAAATTGGATTGTTGTCTGCATCGGCGGGGAACAACTCAATCGTTTTGGGGCCTTCTTCTGTTGTGATGGGAATCGAAACTGGTGCGTCGATCACCATGTCGGTTTCCAAAACATTCGTGATGGTGGCCGACCATAGCGAGCGTGCCCCAATTGGAGGTGTTGGTCGGAATCCAACCAACATCGCCAAACGAAAGGCATTGTCCACCTCAGTCACAGTGTCGATGAAGATCTCGTTGGCGATCTGATCGATCTTGAAGGAAAGAGTGTCTGCGACGAATGCCCAGTTCTCAATCAACATGATCGCCAAGTCTGATTCCACAAAGTCGTTGAACTGCTCAGCGAATTTTTCCTTGATGAAATCGATCAGACGTGCCTTCATCGACCAAAAGTCTTGGTTGGTGTAGTTCAGACTGACCAAGTTTGGCGTTTTGACCAAGTTGGATGTGTCGTAAGGTGTTACCTCGAAAGGGCAGTTCTTGTAAGCCATCATTACCTCTGTACAGGGACTTGAAGAACAAGTTCTTCAACTTCCGAAATGTTTTCTGGGTCCACAAACTCAATGCTGATCATTAAGATGCTCTCAACTTCGTCCTGAGAATCATCTGGGTGTAATCGGCTGTCGTTTCTGTCCAACCCGGCTTGAACAGTGATGTTCTGAACGACAATTCGGGGCTCCCATCTCAAAATAGCACTGGCGATCATATTTCTGGCCTGTAACTCCAGTGATCTGTCATTCTGTTCGAAGAACAATTCCCGTAAAGGCGTTCCATATGTGGGTAACATGACACGTTCGCCGGGGTTCGTCAGAAGCAATTGCAACAAATCCGCCTTGATCTGATCGACGCCGCTTTTCTGGGCCAAGATGCCTCTGGGCGTCTTAACCAACGGGTATTGCAGTCCTAGAAACTTTGCTTTTGCCATTAGATTGTCCCTGCTCCTGTGTCAATTCCGAAACCGCTATTCTGCTCCAGACACTCTGGCGGATCGCCCGCTGCTGCCATTCGAGCAAAATAACTGCCGCAATCGCCGCCGCCGCAAGGCACCTGACATGGATGGTATGCCGAAGCAAACACACGCTCGCTGGCTGCCTTCTCGGTCCAGTGTAGGATACCAGTGAGAGGACAGATGACTGGGCAACGAGCCACGATTACGTTATATAGGCACGGACCCTTACATCCGGTCGGATCATCTTCTGGCGGTGGACAGTCTCGACCAGCCATCAGGAGAATCTGTTTCTCCGCAAAGAAGATGTGTAGTTCTCCAGAATACCTGAAGTGAATGTCTTCCGCAGAAGTGATGAACTTCTTGGAAACATAAGTAAACTTGTCTGATGGGTTCTTTTCCTTGTCGCCCACCAGAACGATATCCATATCATAAGTCTGCCGGATCGCATGTCCGCCCGCTCGCAAGAACACCACGCCCGGAGTTCCCTTGGGTCGCCCTTGGAATCTCAGGAAGTGAGGCCCACGACACTCCGCACTCTCGCAGGAGTTACAATAAACATCTGTGTTCGGGTCCACGCACTGTGGATGCAAAATTTGTATCCACTGCTGCTGGGTCTCCTGCTGTGAGAAGTCGTCGTTGTATCGCATCTCCAGACCGTATCCCGATCTGATCTGGATGTAAGCTCTGGTAGCCTTTGGTGTTGGAGTTCCGCCCTCTTTGCGGCAAGGAGCACACTGTTCATTAAGATGGTCGATCATCTTGATTCTGTGCGTGCTTGTGCTCTCCAGATGAATGCCACGCTCCTCACCAGCGATATTCGGTGGGCAGCCGGGGCAATCCGGGGCACCAATCGTATGATCGTTCAGTTGAATCTTGTTTCCACTGGCCGACTTCAATTCGACGTAGTTGTCTTTGCCTCGAAGTTGGCTCAATTCTTCCACATCGCTCATGGTGAAGGAGTGGCCGGTGGCCGACTTCATATAGAAGACGCCGAGATACTTGTCATTACATCCGAAGTCAAAAGCTTTGGTGGATCGCTCCCACTCTGGAATACCCTTGGGCTCTTCGACCGAATCGTCCATAACCATCGTGTGACCGCTGATCGACAAGAACTGGATGCCAGATTGTGGCAAATCCAACTTGTTGTTCTGAGGCGTGCCCGGCCCTTTAACTGGGCGACATTCGTTTTCGTGTTTGAAGAACTTGTTGGCACCCGATTGTACTTCGTGATATTTGGTTGGATTGTCAGGCGGCAAACCGGGCGTACTGCTGTGTCCGCCCAAGATCTTGCTACACTGGACACCTTCTGGATTGGCACATCCGGGTTCGCACAATGCTTTGCCTTCAATGGGCTTTCCGTGAAAGTCTGTAAAGAATGGCCCCGGATTGCCGTCATTGTGGATCGAGCAAACATCAAGTCCTGCGCCACCCGGTGTTGGAGGACACGAAGGATGTGCCCACTGACCCCCATAATGAAGGTGATCGTCTTTGAAGACCATGTAGTTGCCACAGCCCGATTGAATCTCCAGACGCTTCCATCTGCGATTACACTTGGCGTTTCCATCGACCATCTTGAACATGTGCTTCTCAGGAGTCTTGAAGCCATAGATGTTCGGGTAGGTCACTCGTCGTTGTTCTTGAGGATCTTCTGTGAATTCCCGAATGTCATCGATGTCATAGCCGTTGTAGCTCTCGGTGTTCCATGGTGGAAGAACCTGATCTTCACTGTTGGGATCGCCACCCGGCCCCAAGAAGTAACCCTTTCGGTGCCCACGGTAGACGCTATCCCATTCACGGCTCGGGAATGGGTGCTTGCCGCCGCCCGGTCCACGGTGTCTGTGCCAGACTGTTCCCATATAGAAGGGAGCATCACGGTGTCCACCCTCGAAAAACAGCACGATGGTCGAACCAGCAGGAGGAACCCAGTTCAGCCCACAATCATCGAAGCCTCCCATGGCCGATACAGCATTGGCAAATGGAAGGTCGAGCAGTTTTGTCTCGGGATCATGAAGCATCGGATGATAGAAACGAACCCGATTCTGCTTCCATGGGTCCACAGTTTCTACGCAGAAAGCACGGTTGAAACCCCAATATACAGAGGCTTGCTTCTTGCTCTTGAATCTTCTTTTCTTAGAAGCTTTCGAGTGGTATCCGATCATCGTAACGACTCGCTCAAGTTCGGCGATTCGTTCGGCCATGTGAGTTACATGATCTTCGATAGGAACATCGGTCCCTCGTAATGGATTAGTCGTCAATGGTCCCCCTTAATTATGACGGGCAGCCCGCAGGAGGTTTCCATCCTAATGCTGATCCGCCAAGATTCTGACCTGTATCAAGGTCCACGCCGGGCACGGCGAGATATACTCTTAGAGTAGTAGTATATTTCCCAGCTTCGATTCGATGTGTGATTGATTTGATTTGCCATTTGTCGTTGCTTAAGACAGGGTTGCACAATGGAAGTGCCAACCACTCTCCACAAGAACCAATTCCCGATGTATCTGTTGCTCCCCCGAAGGCAGCATTGCTCGCTCCCAACAAGTGAAATGGATTGATGAAAGCAATTGAAACTGGCTTCTGGTAATGTGTCAGAGGATGGATTGATGGATCTCCGACTAACACCAGATCGGCCTCGATCATGTCGGCTGGCCTTAAAGCTCGAAACATTGCATCTTGAGCTTCTCTGTTTTTCTCGGTTCCGCCTTGTCCGAACCGGTTATCGTGGTTTTCGCTTTGTGGTGTTGACATACCATGACCAGCACCCGGATTTCCCGTTCGTGACAAAGTAGGACATTCATCTCGTCCTTTTGTCTTTGCGTTATTGTCTGTAGGATCAATAGTCTGAACAGACGTGTTACCACCGACGTTGGTGAGCATGGCAAAGTCCCACTTAAAGGATGGATTGAACTCAATCACCGGGCTCTCTTTGCCGCCGTTGACTAGGTAAAAACCCACACATCCTTCGTCGGGGGAATTCTGGCTACACTGAGGCTTTGGATCTTCCCAGAAGATCACCTCGCCATCAGCGGATTCGTCGTTGTAGAACGGAACAAACGCCTTCTTGTTTTCGCTGCGCCATCCTTCCAACCAACGAACCACTGTTCGCAGTTTATCTTGACCCTGACACTGCCACTTTCCTTTCGGGCCTTTCCAAGAAGCAGAGCGACCATTTTCTGAGGTCTTCTCTCCTTCCTCAAAAGCAACAGGAACACAGTTTCCTCGAACAACCTTACAGAATTTCACTTTGCCAACGATTGGTGGTGGTTCTTCGGTCAGATATTGTTCAATGGCATCTCTAAGATAAACGCCCTCATCTCCGTCACCGCCAATCACTTCTTCTGAACCACCTTCTTGACCAGAAGAAAACACTTCTGTTCCGGTGATCTCGTATTGAAACTTTCCTCCAGTGAAGTTGGTCTCCATCATACCTACGATCATATAGGCAGGCTTGGAGAGTCTGGGGGACGCTGGCGCACCACAGTTTGTTTTCACCCAACCCCATTCGACCTTCATATTGAATGGAGGTTTGGCACACTTGTAATCTTTAAGAAGTGCTTCGGCGAATTTCACAAAGCTTCCGCCTTGTTCGTCATGGACAACCACACGGCAACTCAAGGAATCGGCTTTGCCGAATTCAAAAGATTTGATGACGGCAGTGTGAGGGTTTGAAGGGAAAGAACGATTGCCGACCGTAATCGAGCCACCACTCCCTGCGCCAGCCGATGGATTTTGAATGGTGATCTGTACCCATGGAGCGAGCGTCTCGCCCGGTTCCGGCAATTTCTTAACACAACTGCTTTGGTATGTCTCAATACATCCAGCCATATCATCCCACTCGGTTCGGAATCATGATTGTTCTTCCGGCCTTAAACTCAAATACGTCCTTCATGCCATTGGCTTCAAGAATGTTCCACCAAGCATCGGGGAACCCATATACGTCAAAAGAAACTAGATCTGGTCTGTACTCCACACCTTTGCTAACCAACATCACCTGCTCATTCCCTTCTGGTACATAAGGAACACGCAGATATGTGTCAAAGGTCAAAAACCGATTCTCGCCATAGTAGATCACGTTCTGCTTGGTGTATCTGCTCTGAGGGGCTACAATTGTTTCTGTTCTAATGTTTGCGATTTCAATTGGAATATCAGCCATGTTACCTTCCTGTCTGTACAATCCTGCTCTGGAACGGAAGATCCGGCGAGGTATAAACCGTCAACCATTGTGTGTCCACGTCAAATCGAAATGGAGTGAAGACAGGCTGAGGATCTAGTGCCCACGCTACTTCTGTAGGAAACTTCACACTATAAGACTGTAGAACCACACAAAGTGGCTCCTTAGCCAAAAGTTCTCCACACTTGATTTGACACACAGGAGGTGGAATGAATGGGGCACCGATGCTTCCGCCTTCACGGGGATACACGGCACTTTCAATCCATCTCAGATAGTTTAAGTTCTGAAATACATCGTTGGGATCAACGACGAAAAAGTGCATTTGCATACTGATCGTTCGATCTGCCGAATGCGAATATGTGTACAACGGAAAAGAACGACCGATGATCGCTTCGTTGTTGTAGACAGCCCCTTTAGAATCAGAGATGTCTGGCAGGTTGTTCATTATGATAGTACCTGCTCCGGGAATTGTAAGATAACAATCTTCAATCCGATTTAGACTACCGGTGTTTGTTGCTTTATGTTGTTGGGCCATTAGTTGCCTCCTCGTCCGTCATTGGTGACTGCTGGCGGTGCGTAATCGCCCGTGGTCAGATCCCAGTAACCTCTTACATAATCCATTGCGATTGATTTCACACCTTGAGCGTGAGGTGGTCTGTTTCCAGCACCCGGTGCATCGATAACCTTCGGTCTCGGTTTGCTGCTGGTGTTGGATTTGATTGCTTCAAGTGTTTCGTACATCATTCCCATCAAAGTAACCTCTTCATGCAGCAAACCCTCCACACCACTCATGCCCATGGCGGTTCCCGTGCCACTTCCTTCAGAACCAGCCTTCTCACTAGCAAGCCTTTGTTCCATAGCACCCAGAGTCATTGTCGAAGCCGAAACTTCTCCCTTCATCTGGTCTCTGTAATTGAGTCCCGACCCTGCACTTATTGAACCGCCGCTGCCGCCAATTCCAAACAGGCTGCCGATTCCAGATGCAATTGCTCCGACAGGGTTGGTGATCGCATTGAATGCAGTCATCATTGGGTTGTTCATGTCGTAGTACAAACCCTTGCCTGCATCTGCGACCGGAGATTTCTTGTCAGCCTCAGACTTGAACCCAAAAGCAGATTCCAAGTCGGCCACGATGTCATCGAACATGTCTCCAGCAGGTTCGCCGAACCAACCAGAAATCATGTCAGACACAGAACTAAGCCAACCGCTATCAGAATCAGATGCTTTCTCTTCGATGCCCTTTTCTAAAGCTGTTGTTGGAGCTTCTGGGGAGAAAGCACCGAGATTCTCGGCGATTGCTTCGTTAGAGCCAGCAATTGACATCAAGGCGTCGATTGCGATATCGAGATAATCATACAAGCCTACTGCTGCCGCTGTTTCTTCAGGTAGTGCTTCGGCTACATCTTCGTTGCCGCCAAACCAATTGAACGGATTCAGCATGTCAACCGCACCGGACACAACGCTTCCGATTCCCGTCATTGCATCTCCGATCAAACCAACCGGATTGAAGATCGAAGACAAGCCGCCGCCTCCCATCATTCCCAGTGGATTGAGCAAGGTAGCAAAGGCATCTGTGATTCCGCCCCCACTACCAAAGCCACCACCGACAGCGGTAATCGATTCCCAAATATCCTTCGGGATGATCATTTCGCCTTCGTGAACCATGGCGACACCGGTGTTTTTAATCTCTCTCGATCCAGCATCGAACCAGTTGAACGGGTTCACAGCATCAAGCACAGCCGCACCGGTATCGATGATGCCGTCAACGGCACCTACTACCATATCTTTTGCGCCGCCGAGAACTTCGCCAGCCGCTCCCAACACGTCGCCTTCAAGCAACTTGCCGCCCGCACCGAGAGTCATGCGGCCAGCACCGCCAGCAACATCAGACAAGGTTTCTCCAGCTTCGCCCAAGACTGTGCCGCCACCCTCGTCTTTCAAGACAGAGTTCTCATCGGTGAACATGTTCTTGATCCAGTCAGGGATCATGTTGATGAGAGCACCGATAGTGTGGTCCCAAATCCATGTGCCAAGGTCTGCCAACCCGCCTGTGAGTGTGTCGAACAACCAAGATGGGAAGTCAACAAAGACGCTCTTGGCGGCATCCAGCAGCATCATTGGAATGCCAGTGATGATGTCCCCGATTTTTGCAGCCAGTGCCCCAGCGAGATCGCCCAAAGCGGCAATAATCTTGCCGGGAAGCTCCAAGAAGAAATCGACGATCTTGCCAGCCAGAGTTGCCAGTGCATCCAAGATCTTACCGGGCAGTTCTAAGAAGAATCCAACAATCGAAATTGCAAGTTCGCCCAAAGCTTCCAAGATTCTGATCGGAAGCATGGCGAAGAATTTCACAATACCGAACACAAGATCTGGGATGATTGAGTGTCCAACCAGCACATCGTACAACCATTTGAACGGAGCCACGATTCCTTCAACAATCCAACCGACAGTTTTAAGAACCGCACCGAATGCTTGAGCCAACCAAACGACAGGCTTCAAAGCCCAACCAATTACTGTGGCGAGACCATGAATCGCTCCCTTCAGAAGATCCATCACGAAGCCCAAGGCTGTGCCGCCATCACTCGCTCCAAACAGGGCTTCACCGATCTCTTGGAAGATTCCGATGATAGCCCCGAAAGCTTCCGAGATCGGCTCGTAGATCGCCATGACCCCATCATAGATTTCATTGAATGCTTCGCTGAGTGTCTCGAAGATTGGACCAACCCATTCGCTGTTCGCCAAACTCTCCAGTCCAGACTTGACTGCTCCCCAAAGGAACATTGGGAGATCGACGAAGATGCCTTTGATCGCAGCGAAGAACAACTGAGGCAGTGTGATGACGATCATCTTCAATCCAGCCCAGATCAAGCTCGGGATCAACATGATCGTCCGCCCAATGATGTTGAGCACACTGTCCATGATGGTTCCGAGATCAAAGCTGAAGATTGCCTTAATGATCGCCCATACGTCCTTCAGGTTTTCTGTGACGTAAGTGATCAAAATCTGGAATGGTTGCAGCAGATCTTCAAGGATTGTCGTGCCTGCTGTGATGATCTTGAGGAACTGAGTTCCCATTCCGACCACACCGCCAATTGCGGCTCCAATGGCCGTACCGATACCGGGAGCAATGGCAGTACCAATCGCTGCACCAAGACCCGCACCCCACAAACCAGCAGTTGCCACGCCTGCCGCTTTGTCGGCTCCAGTCCCTTCCTCTGTCCCAAACATTTTTCCAACTAAGCCGCCACCTGTTCCAGCACCACCTGTAAGAATTCCCAACAGTGTGCCGCCCAGTTTGGTACGGCCAGCTTCTTCGGCCTCAGAGAATCCTTTGACGGCACCGACAAGGGCCATGATTGGAGCAGCAATGGCTCCTGCAATTGAAGCACCGGCAGCTAATCCGCCACCGCCGCCGACGCCTCCCATGAGGCCCCCGCCACCGCCAAGCATTCCCATCAAGCCGCCGCCACCGGGAATGCCAGCACCACTGAAGAGACCTGCCAGCCATGCCCCGCTCATGAAGAAGGCCAAAAGCGATGTAATAACACCGCCGATAGTGGCCGTCCAGAAGATGATCTTCATTAACATGTTGGGGATTGCGAACAGAATGCTGTCAGCAATCGATCCGAGCTTGTTATTGATATCCACGATCTGTCCACGGATTTCCGTGATCGGATCTTGGCCTTCACGTTCCTTTCTGCCGATCTCTTGCTGAGCTTCGTTCAGAATGGACATGGCGTTTTCCATCTCTTCTGCGGTGCCACTCGTCATCGCTCTTTTGATTTGAGCCATGTTGAAGCCACGTTTTTGCAGAAGAGCGTCAAGGTCTTTACCTTGTGCTGCCGCTCTTGCTCTCAAATCATCGAGAAGTTCGCCCGCTTTTCCGCCAATGTTTGCAGCGAATTCTCGGGCCATCTCTGGACCCATTGAACTCTGAAGTCGCTGCTCCAAGTCTCGTTGGGCTGCAACCATGTCGCCATTGCTTCTCTGAATAGCTTTCTGCCAAGCAGTAAAACCATCCTGAAGAGCAGATGTGTTTGTTTCTTGGAGTCGAGCACGGAGTTCATTGGCCGCATCGCTGGCACCCATGCCTGCTCGTTCCATGTCTCTGAGTTCTTGCGTCATCTTGTCGATGCGTTCGCCGAATGGCTTGTTTGCTTCGGCAGCTTCAGCCATGGCCTTCGACAACTGTTCGATTTCTCCGATGCCCATTCCATAAGCTTGCTCAAGCGTCAACTGGAGATGGCGAGCTTTGGCCGGATCGAGACGTTCCATTTCTTGGATCATGCCACTCAAGTTGGTCATGTCCAAACCGCCTTCGATGCCAAGCTGCATCTTCAAATAATCATCGTCGATGCCGAAGCCCTTCAGCGTCCGACGCATGTTCTCTTCAAAACCCTTTGCCAAGTTGTTCAGATCTTGGGCACTTGTGGCCTGACCAAACATCACACGTTGGGCGAGTCCGTTATCGCCACTCAATTGTGCCGAACGGAGCAACAAAACCTTCATCTGGTTGCTGGCCTCAAGGAACCCACGAGGACTGGAGAGGGCTTCCATCATCTTGCCCATTTGGTCGCCGACACCATACTTCTGTGCCGCTGCCATCATTCCCATCACAGCCTTGGCAGATTCAGCCGAAAGACGACCAGCATTCTTCATCTTCTTCATGATCTGGTCGGTGGCCTTGACAGCTTTTTCAAGCTCGGCTCCAGTGAGTCCGGTGGCACGGGCGACATCCTGCATCCCTCGACCCATTGATTGGATCTCAAGCACACCCATGCCGAGGTGCATACGCCAATCCATGAACAAGTTGTTCATGTTATCGACGCTCATGTTAAGCTGCATGGCTGTGTGCATCGCAGTCGTTTGCACTCGCATCGTCTTCTTGATGCGATCAGTCATGAGTTTGTTGTATTCTTTACCAGCTTCAGACAGAGCATTCTCCATCACCAAGCCTCGCTGGAGGTTTCCAACCCAGACTTGCTGGAATTTTCCTCGTTGCACTCCTGTAGCCGAAACAGCGGCGGTGATGTTTGTGTATTGTTTCTCAATATCTCTGTTCAGATCACCGAAGCCTCTCGTTTCATAAACAATAGCTCTGATTCTTTCACGGAACGCATTGCTTTGTGACAAGACGCCATCGAAGGCATTCATGACATTGACATTGAAGGCATTCATCAATCTCTGAGATGCTGCTGTAAGCAAGTGAACCGCAGCCGTGATGCCCTTTGCTGCGACCATAAATCCCATGCCACCGGGTCCGCCGCCCATTACACCACCGGCTGGGCCGCTCATGACATCTCCCAGTGGTCCCGTGCCACGACCACCTGATCCTGCACTTCTGCGAAGCACAGATTCTTTGATGCTCTCGGCAACATTTGACGCACCGCTCCTGCACAATCCGCAGTCCTTCAGAATCTTCTGGAACTGACTGACGGCAGTGGGATGTAGATGTCCCAAACCAACCCAGAAGGTTCTTGGGGACTTACCCATCTTGTAGATACGCTCAATGAGATCGACGCCTTTCTTGGCATAAGCTGCTGAGGCGTCGGATTGATTGCGATCTTGGCGAGCTTCTCTCTTGTGGATGTTCTCGAAAGCAGAGATGATTTGCTGGGCGTAGCCGCTCGCTTCTCTGGATGATTCATTAAGGTTGTCACCGATGACATCAGACAGATTGTTCACGGCTTCGAGGAGATCGTTCATCTTCCCCGAATTACGAGAGTCACTGGTTTCCATCACCTCGCCAACTTGTTTGTTGAGGCCGGAAAGCAGTGACCTTGCATTCAATTCGCCGGTGTCTCTGCCTAAGTTATCGATTGCCAATTCTTACTCCGTTACAGATTCGAGTCTGTACTCATCGGCCCTCCCTCTCCCGGTTGTGGAGGGTTTGGTGATGGCCTCAGTCCTGCCTGACCTTCGTTTGGATAGATCAAGTTTCGTTCTATGCCTCCCGTCAGGGCTTGTTGAGTTTCAAGGCCCTTGCCTCGCAGTTGCCGCTTCTGAGATTCCGTCAAAGAAGCTCGCCACTGTTCGTAGGAAGTCAGTTCGCTGGCTTTGGCTTGGAGTCGATTTTGGATTTGCTGTTGAATGTTCATCCGAATTCGCTCAAGCTCGCCCGGTGCAAATGATCGAACGCTTGCCAGTACGTTTAAGAGAAAGTCTGTATCAAGCCTTTTTGGTTGGCGAATTCCTTGCCTTACATACATCCTGAACGAATTAGCCAGATACTTGTCGGCCTTGATGTTCGCCTGATAGTTGAAAGGGCGACCACCGAAACCTGTCAAAAGTCTCTTAATGTATGGAAACGTCAGATAATGTAGGTTGACACCTCGGATGTAGCGGGGCCAGATGTCTGTGATTAAGACCATTGGGTATGGATCATGAATCACATTTGGGATCGTGGCGTAGCTCAGTGGGTAATGGAATGCAACCAACGAACCCGAAGTGATCTTGTTTACACTCACCCCATACTGGTTCGAAGCCAACCTTTGGACCGGGTTGAAATCTTCGAAGAGCCCTGCCATTCATCAGCCTGCTTTGTTGTAAATTAACGCCGAGTAATCAGTACCAGTCGTTCGTACCAGTGCCGCACCTGCACTGTCTTTGTTCATTTCACTGTTCTGCTCTCTTTCTTTGCTTTCTGCTTCAGCACTCTTATCAAAGAATCGACGAATCTCTTTTGTCACAGATTCAATGACTTTTTTGCCAGCCTTTTCCTGATCCATATCTCCATCGCCAAGAAAGTCGTGGAACATTTCTTCAATTGGGAGTTGGTAGGCAGAACCGTAAGGATGGGTTTCGTTTTCTTTTTGAATACGAAAGGCAATGGTGTTGCCAACCTTATATATCCGAATCCCATCAAAACTGCCGCTTCGTGCCGGGTTGTAGCAGTAGATGTATGGATCGTCTTCGCTCTCAGTCAAGAAGTTGTCCACTTTCAGGCCGTTGGATGCCAACATCTCTTTGATTGTCATCAGTTGTTTGATGCACTCACGCTTTTTGCGATCCACGAATTCGCCGAATGTTCGTCTTTTCATGTAGTCTCCTTAGCACTGACGCAGCAGCATCTCGGGTGTTGACGGCACGCAACGCTGGACCTTCAGAAGATCGGTTGGGTTGCCCTGCCAAAGTGTTTCCTTGAAAACCATTCCTTGAAGAGAAACAGATGCTTCCTTGACCAAATCCAAAGGAGCCGTCAGGTACAACATCCCATCTCTGTGTTCCATGAATTGAACTTCTTCAATGCTCGTCTTGCCCATGCTGTCGAGTTCTGCACTCTCCTTGATGTAGTAGATCGCCATGTGAGGCACAGTGATGATTGAGCCCTCCTCATCAATGAAGGCTTCCTTGTTGTCATTGTCGCCCGTGCGAACAACCAGCTTGCCGTCCAAGAAGGCTCCCTTCAAAGAGTTGCCGAGATCCCAACCCAAATGTTGGACTGCTCCATCTGGGCTAATCACGTTGATGATGAAAGCCCGCTCCATGAACTGAGCCGCAATCGACTCAATCACGATACGTCGGCGAAGCACGTCTTTCTCTTCAGGACTTCCACCTTCCAAACGATCTAGTTCAGCTTCCTTCAAGAATCTATCAGGATCATCTTCTTTCAGATACCAGCGTCCGATGTTCACATCACCCCACTTCGAGTTGAATCGAGTCGAGAGACGGATTGAGTAGTCGGCCTCTTCGAACACCAAGTCCTCGTTCTGTCCGCCGCTGCCGACTTGAACAGCACCCACCAATGATCCGATAAACTTTCTGTGTTGGTCCATCTTGCCGCCACCCAGACCAGTCAGTTTGATGTAGACCTGATTCATCATCGGGCTCTCATCCAAAACTGCGGTGATGTGATTGACGACCGACGTGGATGGGTTGGTTCTGTCGAAATCCTTTTTGATTCGTTTGCGAATCTCGTTGGATGCTTGGAAGACGTTGGAGTTTTGTCGAAGGAAGTTGATGTCGAGGTTGTCCTCCACAAACTTGCGTTGTGGGGGATCGAGTTCTCGGTCACGAACCTGCATGATCTTTTCGATCAGTGAGTTCGGATCGCCTTTGATTGATTCCTTAATGAACTTGATCTTCCAGATCTCGAAATCGTCCTGCTCCTCTTCCTCGGGCATGTCTGGGAACTGAGGATCTTGTGTGATATCCTCTCCCGGTTGCATGTCCATCGACATCTGGTTTGGTGGTTCTTGCCCCATGGGATCGCCGGGACCACCGGGTTGAGTCATAGGAGGCCCGCCAGCCCCCATGTCAGGCTGACCACCCATCGGAGGAATGTCCTGCTCATGAAACTTCTTGGAGACTTCATCGATCCAATCGTAGTCATTGATTCTGTTTGTCATTTTTTCTTGCTCCTCGCCATCAGCTTGTTGACACTCTTGATCATCTCCCGCTTGCTGCCTTCGATGACAACCTTGTTGTTCTGCTGGGCGGCAAGATATCTAGGGAAGGTGTCCTTTTCCTTTAGCTTCATACGAGTTTCAAGATCGGCAATCTTCGCCATCTTATCGTTCACATCTGTCTTGGTTTTGATCAGATTGACGACGGCTTCCTTGCTCGCAGAAGAGGCGTCACCTTCGTTGATGACCATATCGATGAAGTTCACTAAGATTTCATCTATGGCCGCTCGGTCCTGTCGGCAGTTGTCCAAGATTTCTTTGTAGAGGCCCAGCAGGTCGTCATCGCTAACGATGCACTCCTTCTCTTCAGGCTCGATTAGGCTTTGGTCAACAGTCATCGTGGGCATCATCAACTCGTCGATGTCCGCCTCCAATTCCTCAATGAGTTCTGGGGCGATATCGCTAAGGTCGTCGTCTTTGTCCACGACTTCTGTTTTTGGTGGTTCATGCTTTTCCATAACAATGATATATAGGGTAGGTGGAGAGATATTAAGGGGAAACAATGCCGGAAGATATCACAGCACAGATCTTGGCCCAAACCGCAGAAAACATTCAAAAGCTCTACGACCTGAGCACACGAATCGACGAGCGGGTCAAGACCATCCAGCATCAACACAAAGGATTGGAAGAGGACATTAGTGATCTCATCAAGTCCCACGGGGAGATTATGCAGAAAGTGGCTGTGCTGGAATCAAAAGATATTGGAATGCTCACACAGAAGTTCGCTGAGTGCCAAAATGAGGTCAAGAAGGAAATCAACGCTCTTGAAAAGCGTTTGATCGCAGTCGAGTCCGCCAGCGGTCAAAGTAAAGATCGTTGGAACAAAATCTTCACCTTCATCCTTCAAATCGTTTGGGTGCTGCTGGCGGCATGGCTCCTTATGAAACTCGGCCTGCAAGCACCAGCAGTTCCTTAATAGGAGGTGGCATGGACCCGCTAACCATTCAAAAGACAATCGAAGAACTCATGAGCCAATACACTTGGTGGTTCGTTGGCGGTGCCAGTGCTCTATTCTTTAAGTCAGCCATCGAGAACCTCGTCTCAGGTTTGATGTTCTACTTCGGATCAGACTATAATGTTGATGACGTAGTATTCATCTATGGTCGGAAGAAAGCCCGTATCGTGCGTCAGACGTTCACGAAAACTGTTTTCTACCTGACGGATACCAATCGACGACTCGTGGTGCCCAATCGTTCTTTAAGTTCAATGGGAATCGAAAAGACTCTACCTGTCGCTCCAGATGTCGAGACTGATGACTGTCACGACCATAGACGCAGACATGAAAGAGAAGAATGATGTACAAGATAGCTGTTTTGGTCTCGGGCGAAGGCACAACCCTAGACAATCTGGCCCACCATTGCTACCACGATGACGGCATGGTGCGAGGCTTCATCAAAATCGAAAGAGTCATCGCAGACCGGGAATGCCCCGCCCTTGAGATTGCCGACAAGTGGCGCATTCCAAAAATTGTATCGCCGCCTTCAGATGACCTTGTGGCATGGTCTGAGGGCCTCTTTCCCGAGGATGACCCAGATGCCGTTGACTTGCACGTCATGGCGGGCTGGCTAAGAAAAGTTCATGTTCCCCAGTGGGCAGAGAACAAAATCCTTAACATTCATCCGTCCATCGACCCTAAATACAGCGGCCAAGGAATGTATGGCCGTAAAGTGCATGAGGCTGTCGTGGCGGCGGGGGAGTCTATCTCTGGTTGCACCGTTCACATCGTAGACAACGAGTACGATAACGGAGAAGTCATCGCTCAGGAACAAGTAGCTGTCCTTCCATGGGAAACCGTCAGAGATCTGGAGGAAGCCGTGAAGGAACGAGAAAGACTGCTTTACCCAAGAGCGATCCTGAATTATTTGCGACAGAGATCTACATAAGGTAGTCAGTTATTATCGTTGTTGGAGCCCGAAATATGAGTTTCAAATCATTCAATCAATTCAGAAATCTGAGAGAAGGCAACGAGCACGACAAGAGTGCCGATAGTGGTGCATTGAGTGCCAAGGTCACACTTGGCGATGGCAATGACTACGAACCCTTCAATGTCTCAGACGATCCGAAGTCAGAACACTACGGAAAAAACAAGAACCTCGCACCCATCGTGCGTGCTTTCAAATCAGGCGGCAACTGGGGTTGGTCCAAAGATGACGCCAGCGGTGAAGACAAGCCAGTGAAGATCTCTGGCAAGAAATTGTACCTCGCCGGTGGTGCTGTCCGAGACTATCTCGCAGGCCGCAAAGCCAGAAATATCGAACTGGCGACCAATGCTTCCCCAGACGAAGTGTATCACCTTCTGAAGCAGAACGGATTCTCGTTCATCAAGAACGATGGCTCATCTTCTAAGAGTGCCCATGCAAATCCGAATAAGAAGGAAGGTGCTAACCAGTTGTTCTGGGTGCAACAGGCCAATAAGAATGGCCGACCCTTTGTCTTCGGACTCAAGGTCAATGAAGACGAATTCGAACTCGAATGCTTCACCAAGTCACCTCGTGGCGTTGATGGGGACAGAGAACCCGGAACCCAAGGTGATGATTCCAACAGCCGTGACTTTACGATGAACGGGATGTATATCCTTCTGAGTAATGACAACGGCCCCAACAAAGAACTGACTGACTTTCACGGTGGAATCCATCACATGGCAGCGGGCAAGGTTGTTCCTATCGGCGACATGAAGAAGAAGTTCAAGGAAGACCCAAAACGCCTCATGCGTTATATGCGGTTCATGAACGGCTATGGTGATTCGAAGAAGGTTCCAGTTGAAGACAGAGAAACCATTGCCAAACTTGGCCCAGAACTTCTGTCTAAGCTGGACTCCAAGACCAAGATGGGCGAATTCAAGAAGTGCATGGACAAGGACGACACAGATACCAGAAAGTTCCTGAAGCTGTTCAAGGACTTCGGCCTGCTGGATTCCTTGTTCCCCGGCAAGATGATCGACGGCGATCTGCCCAAAGAACTTTCCGAGATGGGCGACAAGCACATGCCGCTCGCTTGGGCCTTGCGTGGCAACCCACCTGAGATGTTGGAAGATCTTGGTTTGGATCAGAAGGACATGAAGAAGATCGCCTTCCTCATCAAGAGCCTTGGAATGAATGAGAACATGGACGGTAACACGCTCATGGATCTCACCAACGGCATGATGAGCAGCGGTATTTCGGGCCGAAAACTTCGAGAGTGGGGAACCAAACTCGGTGGCCTCGACGGTAGCGTGGTTGACGCCTTCCTCGGCTTCAGCAAGAGCCCCAGAGTGAAGGTCTACAAGTCGAGCGAAGATGGGCAAGAAACCATCGACGATGCGTTCCTCGATCTGATCGACCCGTTCACGGGCCAGCAGGACAAGGATGGAATCGAGGAGAGAAAGAGAAACCTCGAACTCGACAACTTCCGCAAACACATGGAATACATGCGACCTGTTTGATTTGGAATTTCGCTACAGGTACATGTGGCCGTCTCTTCGGGGGCGGCTTTTTTTTTTCATGCGCACAAAAATGGCTCGGAGGTTCATCTGGATTCCAGTGCGGGCCTCAACCGGAACGCAGGTGAACTCAACCGAGCCAATCGGATAGTAGCACATGTCCACCCGGATGCAAGCGAGATTCGGGGCGCATATATACAAACGGGGGAATTCATGCTGCTGCTGTTCAACAACAATTTTGAGTATGACGACGGCGATTACATCTGCGGCCCACACTCCGTTGACACCAAATTCGTCGAAGCAATGGCAATGATTCGTCGTCGAGACTTCGAGGGCCGGAACAGCCGGGCCATTGTGCCCCCTATCACCGTTTGCAACCAAAACTTGCGAGCGATCTTCGAAGACAAACGGATGGATAGATTCATCAAGGGGCAAGAGTGACAGACAACGTAATAATCAATCAACCGAAAACCAAAGGGGCCAGCGTTGCCACAGACGAGATCGGCGGCGTACAGCACCAACGAGTAAAACTCCAATACGGCGCAGACGGGACAGCAACCGACGCATCACTGATCAATCCAATTCCTGTACGGCTCCCAACTGCAACACAAGATGCGTTCGGTCGGTTCCGAGTCTCCAACCCCCTCACGATCTTCGAAGTCCAGCACCAGTACAACACTCAACCTCTTGTCTGGAGCGATTCGACATCAGGCGGCGGCACGATTGCCCATCTGGCCGACCAATCATCTGTTCGATTGAGAGTTGGAACCGCCAGCGGCGACAAGGTAACTCGGACAACCAAGAGATACTTCCGTTATCTGCCGGGCAAGAGCCAACAGATCTTCATGACCGGCGTGATGGGAGCCAAGAAAACCGGTGTTGTTCAGCGAATCGGATACTTCGAAGATTCAGATGGAATGTTCTTCGAGCAGGACGCCGACAACCTCAAGGTGGTTATCCGATCCTCGGCCAGTGGCTCTGTCGTCAACACGCCTGTTTCTCAATCATCTTGGAATCTCGATCCGCTCGATGGCTCTGGCAACTCAGGCAAAACTCTCGACATCTCGAAAGCACACATCTTTGTGATCGACTTTCAATGGTTGGGTGTGGGCCGAGTTCGCTTTGGTTTTGACATCGATGGTGTTCTGGTTTACTGCCACGAATTTTTGCACGCAAACTTCGTCACGATGGTTTACACCCAGACGGCGAATTTGCCGCTGCGATATGAGATCGAGAACACATCAACATCAGCCAGCAACACCGATCTCATCCAGATTTGTTCGGCTGTGATCAGCGAGGGTGGCCTTGAGAGAGAAGGCTATCCATTCTCAGCAGCCAATGGCGCAACTGGAATCGCAGTCACAACGAGAAGGCCGATTCTTTCGGTCAGAAAGTCGGCACTCTTCAACACCCTGACGAACCATGGGCACATAGTCCCCACTGCCTTCTCTGTCTTGTCCGCTTCGGAGAACATTTTCTTCGAGGTGGTTCTCGGCGGAACCCTCACCGGGCCATCATGGGCATCGGTCGGCAGCAACAGCTTGGCAGAAAGAGATGTTGCTGCCACAGCGATCACTGGCGGACAGATCGTGGCCTCGGGATACGTTCCGGCCAACGCTCAGGGCAACAACACAAATTCTGGACTGGGAGAAGGTTTGCTTTCCAAACAATCGCTGACAAACAGCGACGTGTTGAGCATTGTGATCACCAGCGTCACCGGAAGCTCGACGCTGAGTTACGGATCGCTCAACTGGGAAGAGATCTACTGAAAGAAAAAGAGCCGCCTCCCCGTGAAGGGAAGCGGCTCTCACCGCAGAAACCAGAGGCAGGGAACCATCTGGAGAAACCTACGCCACTTTGATCAGACGGCCTTGTCGCCGGATGTGCTTCGGGCGACGACGTGTCAGCTTGACGAGAATGCGACCGGGGTATCCATACAGACGCCCCGCATACCGCTCTCCGGGAACCGGTACATGGCCTCCCAGAGTTCCAGCCAAAGCTCGCTGGGTGATCTCCATGAGCTTGTCTGGCTCGTCTTCTCCACAGAATTCTTCGAAATGTCTTCCGTTGTCGTCCTTTGCAAGAACGAACTCGTTAGGTTGCGCCATGGTGGCTAAACCTCCAATCAGAAACAGATTGTCGCTAACCGCCGCACGATACGGCTGGTTGAATGTTTCATTTTAGGACGGAGTTGACCGATGGTCAAGGAAGGGAAGGAAAAGAAAAACCCGGCCCAACCTTTCGGTTGGACCGGGCTTCCCTCAGCAAGTGCTTTGTGCAACGACACTTTCCGTATCGCCGCCACGTTTACTCGGTCTTTACGCAGCCTTCTTGAAAGGTAGCACTCACCTTCAGAGGAGGTTCTCTCCCCCGACCATCAGTTTGACCTTTCAAGCACCGATCTTGGGTTGACGACTTTTAGCTCTTGCAGACTTCAAACAATGTTCGCTCATCGTCAGGAGTACGCCTGTTACCAGCGGTTAGCCCTTCAACAAGTGACCATCTCTTTCGAATGCCTTCGCCTCGGTGTCATTCTCCCAAGTTCCTTTTTGTCGTCGCAGGTTCGGTCCTGCGCCATTTCTAACGAGGCCGTGTTACCTCGTAGGCTCATCGAGAGTATTCCAGAACGACTCTGGTTCTCCTTGCGGACGGCGTTCCCAAAGGGTGCTGCTTTTGGTAGGCTATTCACCCACTTACTTCGTCTCCGTTTGTCACGGCACGACGCCCTTTGATTTAGCCGCTCTCTCAGTCTGGGTAGTTAGCTCAGATCATTACTGGAGACATCTGCCGATGCCTTCGTTTCCCAGCATGGGTCTGAACTCCTCCGTGATGTTGGCCCTTTTCTCCTTACCCCATTTCTGGGTTTGGGCTTCATACGACCAACTGCACCCAGACATTGGTGCCCGCCATCGGTTTGCGATCTCAGGTTTACCCAACTCGTCCGTTGTACTGACGGACTCGGTGTCTCCACCTATGGTTAGCCTGAATCGCCACTCACCTTATAGAACAGTCTTGCTTCCTTGACGCATCTCAGAAGTAGTGTCTGAACTTTCGGATCGTGCCCACCCTCGAAGCAGTCGCCGTCTTAAAGAATCTCTTCTATAAGACAACCTTACTTCGCTTTGATGGTTTTGGGTTTCGTACTCTTAGAAGTTGCAGTTTCCTACCCCTTCTAAGGTTTCCCGATGGACTCAGTGAACAGTCATAACCTTGTGTCACAAACGGTGTTGCGTTTCCCGGCGATGACTGTCATGTTCGTTGTTTTATCCTTTCGTGTTGCGGTTGTCAACTCACTGTTTTCATTTTTTTTCTGCACTCGTTTGCGTCTCGTTTTGGCCGCTCGCAAGTGCGATGGTCATAAGATATCGAATGGAATCTGGCTGTCAACGGTCCCACGAAAAAAAATTTGGAAGCGAACCCGAATTCACCGCAAGTGTCAGAGAAACAAAGGTATTGCGCCTTTGATTGAATTGTGGGACAATCCATTTCGGGCCAAAAGTGAAAGGAGAGCCAAGGATGGCAACCCAATTAGACATCTTCGATTTCGACGGAACTCTCGTCAAAACACCTCTGGATACGCCGGAAAACAGGCGGAAATTCGAGAAGGCCACGGGGATTCCATGGCTCATCGACAAGAATAAGTCCCGTGAACTCTCGAAAAAGCACGGGAAATTCATCGGAATGCGGCGGGGCTGGTTCGGGCGTCGGGAAACTCTGGAACCGCCATTGGTCCCTGATCCGACTCCAAAAGACCTGTTCATCCCCGAGCCGTGCCAAGCTCTGAAGGAGAGCAAGGCCAATCCAGAGACAATCACGCTCCTGATGACGGGGCGACACGGCGGACTGCGTAATCAGGTGCTCCGAATCGCTGGCGATGGCGGCTTGGTAGAGATTCGACGCAAGAAGTCTCAGAAGGATCTCTTCTGTGATATCGTTGATTCTCAGATTACATGCTGGTTTCTCGGCGATAAAGGGCCAGCACCACAGGGAACCATTCCCAGCGAAACTCTTCCATGGAAGTTCTGGATCATCGACCAGTACCTCACATCACATCCTTCCATCACAAAAGTTGTAATCTGGGAGGATCGTGAAGAACATGCGAAGGAATTTCGAGAGTTGAATGAACTGGTGGAACCCGAGGTTGTGGTCCAGTTTGTGCAGAATTGATTTTCATAACCGTTAAATACGGTTGTGAGAACTTACAGACGTGTCATCCTATTCCTCAAAAGACGATTCTCCACTGATTTGCCGGTCAGCGTCCGTCGTGTTGCTTTGCCGAAAGATCTGGATGGGGATTGTCGTCGTTCGAGTGAGCGGTATCTGATTCGCATTGACCGGCATCTGCCCGAGCATGAAGCGATTGACGTTTTGTTGCATGAGTGGGCGCATACAATGGCGTGGTATGACAATAAGGACGCCCACAGTCGAGAGTGGGGAATTGCCTACGCCACAGTCTACAGAATCTTCTTGAAAGAATTTCTCGAAGAAACTGCTTAAAGCACAAAGAACCAAAAAAGCACATTGATGGTGGTCATCAAAATTATTCCCAACCACAACCAATCTCTTCTGGTTGGTGGCGGACCCTTGAGGTCTTTCCCACAATGAGGGCATTTGTCTGGGCCGTGTGGGATGAAAATTGGAATGATTTGCATAAGTTAAAAAAGCCGACGATTGCTCGTCGGCTTTTCCTTTTGACTCATCGATGATGTCGGTATTCAGTTACTTGCCAACCGGAGCTACGGCTTTTCCGCCCTTGCCCTTAGCGACTACCTTGTAAGGCCAGACTGTTCCCATCATGTGGCAATAGTCCTTGTAGTCGTCACTCAGATCTTTGCGACCATCACGGCCACCGTCGAACTTCTCTTTATGAGAGCCCTTCTGTTGACCACGCATGGCGGCTTCTTTCCAAGCTACCGTTCCATCTTCGAAGACATCAACTAACTCATTCTGGTATGCCCAGTTTACAAAGTCTCTCATAGCAGATTTCTCCTCTGGATGTTAAGTGACTATTACTATATATTACTCACGACGCATTTTCGGTCGGTTTCGGGAACCTTATCAAAGGATGGGAGGGTTCAATGAGAAGGGCCGCTTTGTACGTTAAGGGACGGATCGTGGTTGGCGTAAACCACGGAGATGCCTTTGGCAAACTTACAGAACAAGAACAAAACGAAGAAATTCTCAGCGGATTCTTCAACTCCGAGACGCAGGAATTCCTCGGAGAAGTCGAAACCGATCATTTCTTCGACAAGGACATTCTGCTTATTCGGCACGCCCTTGTAGACGACACCAACGATCCCGATACAGATATTTCCAGTGAAGGCGAGCGACAAGCCGAGTCGCTCGCCTCTTTGTTGCGCACTTCAAATGCGGAAGACCATACGTTCATCGTCAGCCCATTCCTTCGCTGTCTCCGCACTGCCGATGTCCTGCAAAGAAATTTAAGAACCAAAGTTCTTGTCGAACCCCTGATCGCAGAAACTCCATCTTTCTTAGAAGATGACGAAGAGTTCTGCCTTTCCAATCGATGTGAGAAGTTTCCAAACTTCGATTGGCAAACAGAAGATGACTTCATTCTTAGAAGTGAATCGCCTCAGACTTTCCTGCAACGTACTCTATTTGTATTGCAAGGATTGCCACATAGTTGTACCTTGATCACCCATTTTGGGGTGATCTGCAACATCACGAAGTTGGCTCTTTGTGAAGCAAAAGCTCGCTTCATCTTAAATCAGGGCGTGCCTCCCGCCAGTGTCACATACATTCATCAACAGGAGGTCAGGAAGTTGGAAACATGAGAACGATAATCAATGTAGACCCTCGCTTGCATCGACACAAACTCGATGATCTCCTTGACAAACCGGTGGTGATCCGGGTCAACAAGTTTGATGAAGATGCTCTGGAGGACTTTGAAGAAGAAATGGACGATGCCCACAGCACCGGCCAACCAGTCATCCCTATCGTGATCGATTCTTTCGGTGGCAGTGCTTATGGAATTCTCGGAATGGTTGCTGCCATCGAGAACTCCAAGATTCCTGTTGCCACGATCCTCACGGCCAAAGCAATGTCGGCAGGGGCGATTCTTTTTTGTTTTGGGACCGAAGGTTACAGGTTCATGCACCCCGAGGCTTGGCTGATGATTCACGATGTCGGCAGCATGACAGGCGGAAAGGTCGAAGAAATCAAAGCCGACGCAAAACAGATGGACAATCTTAACCAAAGGATGTATAAGAGAGTATCAAAACACTTGGGACATCCAGCGGACTACATCGGCAACCTGATCAAAGAGAATCACCATGTGGACTGGTTCCTCACGGCGAAAGAAGCAAAGAAGCACAAGATTGCCAACCACCTGCATGTCCCGAAGTTTGAGGTCAAAATTGGCCTCGATATCACCTTTGGGTAAGGGGCAGCCAGCCTCTTGCAAAACGGAGGCAAACATGGAGCTTGAGCTTGCATCCACGCAAGAGTTGATTGAAGAACTCAGCAAACGCACAACCTTTGTCGGTATGATCATCTGGTCGCCCGACGAACATCGTGTTCCCGGTCAATGCCATGACGACTTTCGAATGTTCACGTCCATCAACACAGATGGAACCCTGAAGATTCTTGAAGATGCCAAGGCCAGCGTGGAAAAGAAAACCTAAGAAGGGTTGCATCATGTGGTTTCTGAAGGTATGATTTTCGAACACAAGGAAGTGTCCCAGTACAAGGAAGTCAGACATGGATGTCCAAATCGTTTCTTCAGAAACCACACAACCCGTCTTCGCAGAACTTAAGCGTCGTCTGCCCCGCATGGCTCAGCTTCTTGGAGTTGAAGCCAACGAACTCCAAATTTTGGATTACGACTGGTTCCCTCGGGAATACATGACGACCAAACACCGTGATCCAGTCGTCGCCTGCGAAGGTCCGCTGGAAGGGATGCCGCACATCCAGAAGCGGCGTCTGCAAGTCCCCGGTGCTGTCGGCTATGGCATTTACGTCCATCAATGCCGCCTCGATGCAGAACTCCAATACTGCACCTTCACCGCCCGAGGCAACATGTGGGATGAAACTTATCTCATCATCCCCAAAGGCAAACTCTACCGCCTCAGACGCATGGCGACCCGGCTAAACCGATTGGCTGGGCAAATCACAGAAATCCCAATCCTCAGAGAAGGTCTCCTCGATGAGATCGTCCAGAACACCATCGGCTTTTTGCTGAGATCGAAAGACATCGAGAAATATGGTGTCAAAATCAAGCGAGGCATCATTCTGGATGGCCTCCCCGGCAACGGCAAAACAATGGTGTGTCGCCACATCCAAAAGCTCTGCTCTCAAAATGGATTCCGCTGGGGAATCATCACCAGTGCCGACATCGATCAGGCTTACGCCGACAAAGAACTGAATGATCTCTTCCAACGATACACGGTGTCGTTCTTTGACGACATCGACATCTCGTACATGGATCGCAGCAAGGGCAATGGCAAGATGGCTTGCTCACTGCTGACGGCCATGGATGGTCTTGTGGACGGAGGCCACCTCGTCCGCATCTTCACGACCAACGAAAAGGTGGATGGGCTCGACAAAGCCTTTACCCGACCCGGACGGATCGACAAGTGCATCACGCTTGACAAGCCTGATGCTGACTTGCGGAGAAAACTCATCTCCGAAATCTGGCCCACTGAGATTCGAGAGAACATCAGTGTGGATGACTGCGTTGAATGGTCAGGCGACTTCTCCTTCGCAGAACTTGAGGCGATCCGCACTTTCCTCGTCACGAACTTCGTTCTGGGCGATGGAACATGGGATTTGGAAGGAGCCTTCGGAGAATTTGAGGAACGACGTGCCGAGAAAAAGACCATGCAAAACATGGGCTTCGGCAACGACTCCAAGAAGAAACGAAGGAAAAAGAAAGCTCCTACACTCAAAGTAGAGGCGGACAGTCCGCAGGAAGGAGGAGAGTCGTCGTAACTTGAGAGGACGCCAAGGATGGTGAAGAATCGGCGTGAATACTACTTCACGCACCACTTGAGAGAACGGTTCTTACAGAGGACCAACAAAAAGTTCCATCACCTGCAAACCTGCCGAAAAGAGAATTGTGATGAATGCGATGACCTTCGAGAGCAGATCAGGTTCACACTAAGCACGGAGGGAAAACAAGTTGACACCGAAATCGCACGACGATTAGGCTTGTCTGAAGAGAACCGCAGTTATATCAACAACAGCGGTTTCATGTCTTGGTACTATGAGAAATATGGTTTCGATAAGAGGTTTCAATTCCTCATCCACGACGAAATCCTATTCATCGTAGTCATCGACAAAGGCAAGAAAGTTGTCGTAACCTGTGTGCCATCCAAAACTCATTTGGCTGGCAAACACGCTCTTCGCCCCAAATTCAAGGGCAAAGGTAGCTCACCATGAGCCAGAGCCCGGATCTCACGATCCGGGCTTTTCTACTTTCTTGAGCTTCGTGTAATACTTCGGATCTTCTCGCAGATGCGCCACGGCGATCTTCACCAGATCCGACTTCTTGTCCACCACATCCACATCACTGCCGTCGTCATGCTCCTTCTCGGCTTCATAACCCATCTTCAATTGATCTGGGTCATACTTCGAAAGGTTCAGCTTGCTGCTTTTCTTTGCTTTTGTGATCTCGTCTTGTTCTAACCACTGTTTGAAATTCATGCTGCTTGTCTCCAATCATCTTCTACAAAGAACTTGACCTCGACCTTCGGAGCCTCTTCAATGAAATGAAGAACCGCCTCAAATGTTCTGTCAAATTCAGTCTTGATATCTGATGTTGATGGAATGCGTTGATGTGTGCCAAACTCCATCACAATGCTGAACGCCCCGTGACGATAGTACCAGTCCACCTCAGTCCCATAAATCGGGCGGCTGTACATCTGGCAGGCCCGCTGCATTCGGTACTGGCTGAGTTCTGTCATCTTGCCGATGATTCGCTTATAGTCGTCGTCGTTCGGGCAAAGACGTGTCTGGTCGCCCCACGGCGTCAGATAGACTCGTCCCCATGTGTGGCCCGAGATCACGGCGTTCGGTTCGATCTTTAAGAAGAAGTCTTGCAGTGCTTTGATCGGCGGCACAGATACCTTGTTCGGGTTTCGCTCCGTTGGGAAGTCCCGATTGGGATCAACTCCGTCAACGTATCGTGAGTTCGGATAACTGTCAGGGGAAACTACTGGAACGAAATACAAGTCCCTTGTGTCCACAAGCTCTGTGATCTTGTCGTCATCGCCGTACTTGTCCAGAATCGTTCCGATATACCCCATTACCGTCGAGGCCGACAGTGGCTCGTTTCCATGAATACAGGCCGTTATCAAAACCTTCGGCTTGCCTCCCCAATACTTAACAGCACGATCATTGCGGACCTTGATGAAGTACAAGTCTGTGCCATCTGAGCTTTTGCCGTAAGTGCCAATCTCCGTAAGCTCAGGAGCTTCCTCGTGCCACTTCTTTAGCTGAGCCACTGTCTGCTCATAATTTAAGTAAGCAGGCATTGGATCAGCAATGTCGTAGTTGATCTTGGGTGGCGGCGGCTCGGGAGTGATCGGTATCACATCCACGATTGGTGCCTCGTGAACTGGAGGCAAACTGTGTGTATCTCTCTCTTTGCTCATTAAGACAAAGAGGCCCAAGTTGAATACGATAAGATTTGCTAATGCAAGGAGGATTCGCTGATTCATTTCTCTCTCTCGGGGTGGGTGAAGCTTCTGCCCCATTCAATGTTGGCCCACACCCTTTCGTGGACATAGTACAAAAACAGCTTGATGAAGAAGTCTGCACCGCCTACCAAACCACCCATCTCCAGACTTCCCGTAAAGAACCAGACACATGAAACGGTTGTTAGCGATGCAATTATTCGCCACACAATTGCTTTGGCGAAACTTCGAACGGGCCTAGCCATGGGATTATTTATGGTCCCACACTCAATTACTGAATGAGAAAACTAATCCCCTGTGCAGAAGTGACCTTCATAGCAAACCCAGAGATCAAGGGCGGCACCTTCAACTACCGACGCACACTGGTCTCGATGGAAGATCGAGTCATCAAGAACAATCAGATGTCTGGCGGATCTAAGACAGGTGGCTCCGCTCAAGTAAACTTGATCCGAAACAAACCCGCTTCCTCATAAACATGGTAGAGATCTCGCATGTATGGATAGACCCAAAACTGACGAGATCTGGGCCACACGGCAGTTGGGTTAAACTGATAACGCTCGTACCTTAAGCTGCTTGTTGTGGCTGGATGATAGTTATAGAAGCTGAGACAGTCCCCAGTGTAAATGTCCATGATCGCTCGCATCCTGTGCGGCGTCCAATGCCACATCAAAATTTCACGGGCCTTCTGTGGTCGGATCTCTCTGAGCCATTTCATCTTGATGGCGTAACCACAGGATATCAGGCAGCCATCTGTGGTTGGAGTTGTGGGGCGAATGGTCCTGAAACCGAATGTCACCCCCAGAAACTTCCACGCCAGAACTCCCTTGTCTGGAACATTAAGATGTGAAGCTATGTCTGGGTGGTAGAAATCGTCGTCATCGCTCGGAATTATGATGTCATCGTCAGCAGCAGTTGACATGAGTTCTTCGAAATCACTGACCTCTTTCATTCCAGAAACTCGAATGCTTTTTAGATGTATCTCTTGAATGCGATGGCGAAATTCAAACAAGCTCATGGAACACCGACGATTCCAATTACCTGCTGATTCCTTGTATATCTTCAGTTCACTTGGGGTGAGAATGCCATTCATCACAGAGACATCAGACTTCTCTCGCCAGTTCTCGATACACCTATGAAAACAGATCAGACCCATGAGATTATCTAGCGGGCGCACTCTCTTAAAACATCAAACTCATCTCTGGAGGAACTATGCCTAAACGAGTTCTTTTCACCGGACATGGCGGCTTCGTGGGCCACCACTGCCTCCAATACTTCTTGGAACACACTGACTGGGAACTGATCTGCCTTGACTCGTTCCGACACAAAGGAACCATCCGACGAGTCGCAGAAGTCACTCAAGACAACCCAAGAGTCACGACTATTATCCACGATCTCTCTGTGCCAATTGATCCACAGACGGAGAACCTCATCTTCGAACGATGGATCGATGATCGGGGAGTCGTCAGAGAAAAACCGATTCACTACATCATCAACATGGCCTCAGAAAGTGCAGTCGAGAGATCCACCATCGATCCCGTCTCCTGCCTTCATAACAACTGGCACCTCGCTATCAACATGTTGGAGTTCGCCCGCAAGTGCAAAGGGCTCGAACTCTTCGTGCAAATCAGCACCGACGAAGTTTATGGAGAAGCCAAGGCAGACTCGGCCCACAAAGAATGGGATGTCATTCTGCCATCGAACCCATATGCAGCATCGAAGGCAGCACAAGAAGCTATGGCTATTAGCTACTGGCGTACATACAACCTGCCTATCGTGCTGACCAATACGATGAACATCATCGGAGAACGACAAGACCCAGAGAAGTTCTTGCCAAAGATCATCCAGAAGGTCGCCAAGGGAGAAGAGATGCCGATCTATGGAGACTCAGAAGATTCCATCGGCAGCCGCATCTATCTCCATGCTAAGAACATGGCCGACGCTCTCGTCTTTCTGGCAAAAAGAAATCCGACCCGTTACCTCGATCTCGTCCAGAGAGGAGAAACCGGTGACTCACGACCAGATCGATACAACATCTGCGGCGACACAGAACTCAACAACTTGCAACTCGCCAAGATGGTCGCTGAGATCATGGGCAAGGATTTGAAGTATCGTTTGATCCCCAGCGAATCAGCCAGACCCGGCTATGACCGACGCTATGCCCTTGATGGAACCAAGATGGCAGAGGCCGGTTGGAAACAACCCATGACGTTCCGAGAAAGCTTAGAACTCATCGTGAACTGGACCTTACAAAATCCACACTGGGTTGTTTGAGAATTTTTCAAAACAAAAAGGAACTACCACCAACGGGTGGGGAACTAGCGTATTCCTCGTGTTTCAACAACGAAGAACTACCACTGATGCGGGGTTTGCCTAGTTCCTTCTAGTTCCTTTGTAGTTCTTTTCTAGTCCTTTCACGATTTCTCAGAAGTCATACACTCTCGCCAGTGGTGTTTCGTTTCTAAGTCTCAGCAAATGGAGAATTGAGACATGAAGGACATGACAGGAAAGAAGTTCGAGTTGAGGATTCGGTTGGAAGTCGCAGAACAAAAGCCAGAAGGTCTGGAACCGTTCTTCGACAACGACCTGACCTACCATGGCATCGGCTATGATGGAATCGTCGCCATCGAATCTGGGATGATCGATCTTCTCAGTCAGATGAATGAGTGGGGAGTTGTGACGGCGATGGAGGGTGGACTGGGAAACCGCATGTCCATGCTCGGTCTCGACCAACGCATGGACGCACTCAAGGCACTCAGGGCGGCGTCAACCTAAGACCCACGCCCGGTTGGCTCTCTCGCCAACGCAGCGGCTTGTACATGCTTACTCAATACAAGCCAGAGTTGAAACGTGTAGGGCAGACTGAAGAGGAAGACCTATATGTTGTTCCCGGCGACGGCATCGGCTATCGCCACATGTGCCCGTGGTCAGCCCAACGAATCTTTGGGGTCGAACTCGAACCCCTCCAGATGACTCGGGTTTGGATTCACGGGGGTCAACTGTAAGTGAGCCCCGGAGCGAAGTCGCTCTGGGGCTTTTTCTTTTGGAGAAACACCGATGAACAAAATGGGTCACAACATCACACTCGCCACTTTCTTCCTGATGATGCTCCTCGGAGCACTCATCTTCCGCTGCTTCCAACTCGCCTTCTACTGGATCAGCCGGAATTTCTAACGCAAAATTTGTATCGGGCTGATTTGGCTTTACAGCCTAGAAAAACAGCCATACAATGACCTGCGGAGGAAATTCACTCATGGCTGAAGCCAAAATCAACGTCCAAGACTTTACGGAAGGCAAGATCACCGAACACAAAGATCTGCACCTTGCCTTCGATGGAAGTTGCGAACCAAAAAACCCCGGTGGTGTTGCCAGTATCGGTTGGCTCATCAACGACAAGCTCACTGGTAAGCGGTTGGCCCAAGGCGCACAAGTCGTGGCGGACGGTGGCAAACTCGCCACAAACAACTTCGCCGAATACTGTGCCCTCGGCTTCCCGCTCCGCTGGCTCAAAGAACAGGGGTGGCGAGGACAACTCCTCGTCACAGGCGACTCGAAACTTGTCGTCTGCCAAGTCAAGCGGGAATGGAACTGTAACGCTGAGCATCTCCAGAAACTCCGACAACGAGTCTGGGACTTGTTTGAAGAGATGGAGTTGGAGCGAGGCAAAAACCTCATCGTTCGATGGGTGCCTCGTGAAGAGAACGAAGACGCCGACGCACTTGGGCGAGATCGATATGAGATCTTCTGCTACCAGAACAAGCGGCCCGTCAAGTACATGACGAAGCGACCGAAGGCCAAGAAGGAGAAGAGAGTCTACATCATCTATGACTCTCGGGCAGGCGGCGGCGATACAGAAGACGCAGCGGTGTTCGACACCTGTGATCAATTGCCCAGCAAGCACAAAATGGCGGGAGAGTATGGAAGTTGCTGCTGCTATTCGTACAAAGACGATGGCAACGGACAACTCACAGACCAACAACTCGAATGGGTGACTTGATGAAACTCAACGGTAAAACTGTGACGCTCGATGGCGTGTATGCCGCCGACCCATTTCTCACAGAAGAATGGCCGAATATCGTCAAGGATGTTCAGGAAAAATTTCCCGGCATCGACCTGATCAGTTTTCAGTGTCCCCACTACGTCGGATTGGCTTCAATCTCAGAAAGCCTTGATCCGATGAAGATGGCGATGGATGGTATGGCCCGTGGCGTGATGGTCATGGGGTCCAACAAGAAGGTCAACATCATGACCCAATCACAACTCAATGAGGTAATCGCACTTTTCGATCTGGAGGCACAATGAGCTTCGAATGGGAACAAAACGACGGCGGCAGACGATTCAGCCGACGCCCGAGACAAAAAGAAGACTGCACAGTCCGGGCACTCGCCATTGCCACCGGCACTGACTATGACATCGCCTACGATGAACTCAGAGAACGTGGCCGGGACTCCCATCGACGCTTCCCCTTCTCGATCATCACCAGAGAGGTTGTCTTCGGCCACATATTCGTCTGGTACGAGTTTGATTGGCAGATGACCGCTGAAGAGTTCTGCGAACAACATCCCGATGGCACGTTCATCCTTCAGATGAAAGGACACGTTATGTGTGTCAAGGACGGCGTGGTTTACGATACCCACAAGGTCGAAGATTCACGCCCGGTGAAAGGGGCTTGGCGAATCGAACGAGAACGGAAGGCTCGTCGAAAAGGAGCCTTCAAGCCCCATGTCCCGGAGCAAGTATGAATCCCCGTGACTTCTGGTACTACCTCAAACAATCCGTCGTCGAGGCCGTGAAGGCTTACTTTGAACCACTGAAAAGTCCGTGGTTCTGGGCGGCGGTTGTTCTCATCGTTTCCGCTTATCTGCTGTGGGCCTACTAATGTCTGTCAACATCATCAAACGATCTGACCCGGATGAACACTGGGTTGATCCTTGGGTTATCTGGGCCGTGCCTGATGGCATCGATCCACAGGGCGTCATCAACACGCTCAAAGAACAAGACCAGAACATCAGGACTTGGCTTAGCCTCGCCCGCACCTTCGACGAAGCATGGCGAGAACAAAACCCCATGCCAGAGATGGATCGCTCGGGACTCAAGGAACGAGTGGTGTGGAAGTCTGGTCTTCGCAAAGAAGAGATCACAGATGAAATGCGGGCCGAAAGAAAGGCCATCGAAGATCACAACCATGCCCTCTATCAAGCCCACGGAGAAGTGGTTGATGCTTGGCATGAACGACACAAGGCCGCTTTGGAAAGTTGGTTGGACGGAGAAGAATGGTTCCCAAAGGAACTGAGGGAAACAGTTCTGGAAGGCCACTTCTACCGACCCGAATACGAGTATCATGCCCAAAAGCTGGAGTTCTGGCGTGGCCCTGAGATCATTTAAGATTCCTTTCGAGAAGGGCGTCATTCGGTGTACTCACTGTCTCCGACCGTGTTGTATGCTGAATGCCGCTCTCCTCGGTGGGGCCGAAGCTCGGAACGCCTTGCAAAACGCAATGTTCGACGATGATCTCCCGCAAGTCGATACCGACTGGTGTGTGGGAGGTTGCAAAAGTTGGAATGAAACCGACGAAGGCAAAAGTCGGATGGCCCTGTTGCGTGAATTGATGCTACAATGGGCCAAAGATAATCCTCTCGAATACCGAGAACTACGAGGAAGGCAAATCATGGTCGAGCACCTGTTGGCTTACATCACCGTTCTCGGCGTCAAAGAAGTCACCGACAAACTCAGCCGGGATGATTTGACTTGCGGGGCAAACCATGTCATGGGCTGTCTGCACCATCTCACAGATGCTTTGGAGCAACGGGAGGATGATGCGTCACAACACCTGCTGGGAACCATTCGACATCGTGAATACCTCAACGGCACCATTCACGATGTCAACGATGAAAAACTCGTTGCGTCAACTCGCCGGTGCGCCCAAGAATGCCTTGAGTATCTTCGAGAGAACTTCAACTGACTGACTTTTGCAAGGAAGCGAACGATGAAACAGAAAGCCAAGAGGGCTCTGGTAGCAGTGCTGAGAACAGCGGGTTTGGTCCAAGCCATGTGGGCCGTCTTCATCATAACGGTCATGTTCATTCCGCTCGGAATCGATCTCAGAGAGTACGGCGTAATCCCCAGACAGTTTGACGGCTTGCTGGGAATCATCACCATGCACTTCTTGCACGCCCATCTACTCCACCTCGTCGTCAACTCCATCGGCATCTTCTTGGTCCTCATCCCACTGTTCCTGTCTTTCGACGGTGAGTTCCACATGCCGGAAGTCATCTTCAAGATCTGCATTCTCGGTGGAACATTGCTCTGGTTGATGGGTCGCCCACATGACCATATCGGGGCCAGCCTTCTCTGCTACGGCTTGACGACATACATGCTCATGGGAGCCATCGTCCATCATAAGGAAGCCCTTCTGTTCTATGCTCTTATGACGCTTTCCCTGAACGCCTTCACGTTCGTCAGCGGGATGATTCCCAGCGATCCGACGATCAGTTGGGAAGGCCATCTATGCGGTGCCATCGCAGGAATTTTGGTGGCTCTTGGTGAGAAATACCGGAGCCAAACTCAATTACCTGCGGAGGGAAAATGAGATTAGATCATATCGCATACCGAGTCGCCGACCGACACAAAACAGTCGATTTCTTTAAGGCCGCTTTTGGGTATCGAGTTCAAACAGAATTCGAACTCAACTTCGATGACGGAAGCCACGTCAAATGCTTCGCTCTGGAACCACCAGAGAAGCCCACACATGATATGGCACCGTGGAAACACTTCCTGTGGCATGACAATCCCGGTGGCACATTTCCTGTCGCCGAGTTTCATATGGCCCCTGAGATCTTTGTCTCAGACGGTGATTCCGACAGCATCGTTGGAAAGTGGGTCGCAGCACGGCAGGGAGTTGGCGGAATTCACCACCTCGCCTACCAAGTCGAATCCGTAGAAGACACCATGAGAGAATGGAGAGAATTGGGCTACGCCGAGTTCACTTCTGAGAAGCCTCTCACATGCCCAGACCTCGTGCAGTGCTTCACCAAGCCAAGCATGTTGACTGGAGTGATCTACGAGTTCATACAAAGGGGAGCACATGGCTTCTGTGCAGACAATGTGAAAGATCTTATGACATCTACGAAAGATGTCGATCTTGCTCAGCGGATTGCCACCGATATGAAGGAGTAGCTCTCGTGCTACGCATCACCCCTAGCACCAGCCTGTGTGGTCTGGGTTCCGATCAGCGGACTTTCCAAGTTTGTGACGCAAACGGAGAAATCAAATGTCACTACGCCCATGTCAAGGGCGAACTGATGGTGTTCTTCGGCAAACCATTAACCATCTCCGAAACTGAGGAGATTTTGAAACATATTAGAAGGGCAGTAGGATGCTCCCCATCATTGTCATCATCGTGAACTTCGGCTGGGCTTATTGGATCTACTTCTATCAGAAGAAGATCCAACAAAAATGGCTCCAAAGCCTTTTGCTCGGCCTTGGAGCCCTGAACTTCCTCGCTGGGTGCGTGACACTGTTCCAACTTTTGGACTGAATCACTTGTTGTGGCGAACCCGCTTTCTTTCTTGGAGAGCGGTGTTCAACTCTTCGACTGTCACAAAGTCAATAACCTTTGGTTCTCGATCCACATGGCGGAAAATCATTTCGGCATATGGCCGGTCGCCCCATGTGTTGATGCGAATCGACAACTTCGTCACATTGTGGCGAACCTCTCGAACCTTGATTTTGAAGCGATCATCTGCATCAGCAATGATGTAGATGTAGTCGCCCTCGTTCGTCTCTTTCGTGATGGGGAACTCAAGATCATTGAGAACCTTCTTCACCGCAATGTGGATTGTTTCCTGATCGGTGTTGTAATACTTGGAAGCCTCGCCCTCGTACCACATGACCCCCAGTTGGATGATGGGGCCAATCGGATTGAACATCTCGCATCCGGTGGACACAAGCATTGTAGAAAACAGCAAAATGGTGAGCAGTTTGCGAAACATTGACAACCTCCTGTTTTTCAGTATCTATGCTTTACTGCCCTCATTCCGTGCCTTACAATGCTTTTGGCTCGATTGTATTGCTCAATCGTATTCACACTTGGCACTTTGGAGGAACCCCAGACCATGGCGACTGCAACCGAGAATCGCCCCTTGACGAAGACGCAGCTACTCACGCAGATTGCTGACCAAACCGGACTCAACAAACGACAGGTCGGCGAAGTCTTCGACGCCCTCGTCAACGTCGTTCAGTCCGAAGTCGGCGGACGGAAAGGAGCCGGGGCACTCACCATTCCCGGCCTCGTGAAAATCGTCAGGGTCCGCAAGCCCGCCGTCAAGGCGCAGAAAAACGTCAAGAACCCCTTCACCGGCGAACTGCAAGACCGACCCGCCAAACCGGCACGCAACGTCGTCAAGGTCCGACCCCTCAAGGGTCTCAAGGACATGGTGTAAGCTGCCCACCATCCCAGTCGCCCTCGTCTTCGGTCTGAGGGCGGGGGCGGCTGTGGAATTTCGGAGATCGCACAACAATGGAATGGGAGACCAACATGGAGTTCGGCAATTTCTTTGATCGAGTCTGCGAAGCCCTCGTGTCCATACATGGCTGGAAAGCTCCGCAATCTCATCTCATGGCGAACACACAGTTGCTCACCCCCATCTACAACGGCTATCAACGTGCTATGCACGAACTGACTCAAGACTCCCTGCAAACTCGTGGCGTCTTGGAGCGAGTTGATTGGCCCGCCCATATTACTTCAACCGCTTTTGACGTGAACAAAGACGGATGACATGGAGGATGAAGGATGACCACCGACGCCACGCTCTTCAACTTTCAGGAGTTCGTGAGGCTCGCCAAACATCATAAGATGGCTTGGGTGCATTCAACACAGCGGGGCGATATGAACCCCACTGTCGTTGGCATCAAAGACGGGAAGCCGACTCTCTTAGTAGTCGCCCCGCAACTCGATAAGTACGAAGGGCTGAACGCCTGCAACATTCTTCGGCGTGGCTTGGGTATCAACTCCGTCATTCTTGTCACAGACGGACATACCATCCTCACCAACGGCAAGAGCCCCGAAGAAGTCCAGCGTCTCTATGAGAAGTACGCTGGCAAACCCGGCTCCATGCAGAGAGCATGTGACGAAGAAGGGGCCTGCTCTCTCGGCGAAATCGCCGACTGCCTCTGCGTCCATTACCTCTCAGAAGATGGCCGCTTCTTCATGGGCAGCTACCCATACGACTATCACGGCAAAGACGGCGGCGTCGAGTTCAACTGGATGCCAGAGCACAATCAAGAAATGCTCGATTGCCCCATCATGGAAGAAGAGGAACTCGAAGAAGCTCGGGCTAACAACAACGTGCCGGAAGCCGTGATCTCTGGTATCGTCCCCTGCTCACTCAAAGCCATCATGGCGCAACCCAGCATCTTCGAAGACCCTCAAGCCCAAGCCGCTTTCAAAATCTTTGGGATCACCGATCCCGCCAAGTTCGCAAAGCAAATGGAGATCGCTACTCGTCGGCAACTTCTCAACCAAGACTTCATCGTCATGGAAGTTCTGACCATCGGTAATTCCTTCGAGGAATTCATGACCGACATGGCCGACACTTATGAGAAAGCAATGGCCGCTCGCAGTCCGATGATCATCGCCAGCCCCGAAGAAATGATGGAACAACTTGACGCTCTCGAACGAGCCGCCACTGAAGCCCAAGACGATCAGGCCGTTCGGGAGATTCGCCGTATGCGTGATTCGATGAAAGCAATGGAGGACCAATGACCGAACTCGAAACCATTTGCGACGGTTGTGCCCACGCCGCCTATATCGATGGCAAATTTCGCCTCGATGGCCGTGACAAGTTCGCCGGATGCCGCAAAGGTCTTGAGAAGAATGTGAACCTCGACAAAGGAGAATGCAACTCCAGAGAAGAACCGCAAGGAGGCGAAACGGATGAGCAATCCAAAAGTTGATATCGAACTCGCATTCAGATATGCGACGGGACAGATCAACGAGCAACAATACAACTTCTTCATCGTCACGCAACATCTGGATCGTGAGCAGATGGATCAAGTTGTGGAATTTCATAAGAAAGGATTGAGCCGCACAGGCTTTGTCCTCACACTTGTATTCTTTTCCATCATGGTCATCATAGGTTGCGTAGTGGGACAATTTCTGACGGTGATTTTCAAATGAGACGTGACACAATTGAATTCGACGACTTCGAGAAGCACTTCATCCAAAACCCGGATGGATACTTCCCCGTCTACTCGGCCTTCGAGGAAGACGATAATAGCAACCATCTCAAAGTCGTCGAGATGGACATGATCTGCGAATGGCGGCTGTCTGATTCCAAGGTCAAGTTCGTTCGTGTCCCATTTGAAACCGAAGAACAATTCCGAAAGATCGTCGCCTACCTGCGAGAGACTTCCAACCTCTTGCACACGGCTATCAATAAACGACTCGATGATCTGGAAGGAGAAGACTACAAGGCCACACGCTTTAACAATCTGGGACTTGACGAAGAACAACGACTCACAGGCAACTGTTTGAAATGTAGAGCCGCTGGAGTCCTCGTCAACGAACACGAATGCTGAGACCCGATTTCCGCCCAACTACCGAATCAACATTATGAAGGAAAGAGGTTACTAAATGGATGCTGCCAACACCATCGCCGCACTCGCTCGTGAAATCGTTTGCCGTCACGAGAACGAAGCCGAAAGGTTTCGCAACCACCAACTCGCCGGGCGAGGTGTTGAGGATTATGAACACAAGACGCTGATCGAGATCGTCGGCGAAGTTCTGAACGACAGAATCAACCGAGATCGAGCAGTGCTGCAACAGGTCGCCCAGAAACTCGTCCATGGATACAACGAAGCTCTCAGTGGCGACTCAGAAGAACTGGTGATGGACGCCACCACAGCCCTCGAACTCATTGGGCCTTTGCCCGAAGACGAATCCCCTCTCGACTTCCAGACGTTCTGGCAGTCCGCTTTAGAAAGATTGGACAGTAAAGACACGGAAGACCACAATGATCGCAGCCGTCGAACCGGATGATCAACCCACAGAACCTTTTGCCTTTTTTGTAAACATGAAATCTGACGGAGAAAACATGCTCAATGGCGATTGCACCAACTGCGGGGCAAAGAACGTCCCGATCATGACGCATCGCTGTGAGCCGTGCGTCATCTACAAAGATTCGCTCGGCCACGAATACCACGTCCCCTTCAGTCAGGTCGATGAGTTTGAACGCCGTCGCCGCAAACTACTCATCGCAAAAATTGTAATCCTGACGGGCATCCTCGGAACACTTCTCTACTGGAGTTGGTTTCATGGCTGATGCAGAACACTTCCAAGACATGGAAATCTTCGCTTGGATCGGCGAAGATGAACTTGGCTCCGGGGAAGTCGGCATCAAGGCTGGACTCGTTCCAGCCGGTTGCATTCCACTCGCCGCCAAAGATCTGCACAAGATGGAACCACTCCGTGCCCAGATGCAGGCTCAAGCCAACGCCTATGGCAAGACGATCCGCTTGTGCCGTTATCAATTTGTCGAAGAACTGATTACCGTTCACCCAAATCAAGGATGATGCCATGGCCTTCAAACAGTTCGATGAACTCCTCGATCAGTTCGATCCGAAACGGGGACTCGAAGACAGCCGCACGCCCCCGTACACTTGGTACACCGATCAGGGTTTCTACGAACAGGAGATGGCCCGAATCTTCCAACGACTCTGGCTCCCAGTCGGTCGCCTCGATCAACTCAACAAGCCGGGTCGCTACTTCACCGGCGACATCGTAGGCAACCCCTACGTTGTCGTCAGGAACGAAGAAGACAACGAAATCTACGCCCACCACAACGTCTGCCGACACAAGGGAGCCGTCGTCGCCGAATCCGAACACGCAGGCAGGCAATCGTGTGCCTTCTTCCAATGCCCCTTTCATGGCTGGGAATATCACCACGATGGCCGTCTGAAGAAAGCTCCCATGCTGGGTAAACAGGTGAGCTTCAACACGGCACGCTACGGCCTACAACCCATCGCTGTCGATACTTGGGGACCACTCGTCTTCCTCGATCTCGATGGCAAAACAATCAAGGGGGAGAACAACCCTCGGTCCCTCGCTGAAGATGTGAAGGACTTGGATGCCATCCTTGAACCCACCGGCTGGAACAACCTCAAGTTCTTTCATCGTGAAGTCTACACGATGAACTGTAACTGGAAGGTCTTCGTTGATAACAGCCTCGACGGATGCTACCACTGCCTCTACGCCCATGAACAACTCGCAGCAGAACTCGACCTCAATGAGTTCGAAGTTAAGCTGTTCGACAGATCGTCGGTGCAGATGACGAAGACGCACGGGAAAGATAAGCGGCTCGGCGATACCGTCGCCTACTGCTACCTCTATCCCAACCTGTTCGTTAATAGGTACGGCAACATGATGGACATCAACATCGTGGAGCCGCTCGGCGTCAACAAGTGCCGAGTCATCTTCGACTTCTTCTTCGCCTACGACAACATGGAAGATTGGCAGTCGCAGAAGAGAATGCGGCAAGACATGGCAAGCAGCCATCTGATCCAACGCCAAGACGTGGATATCTGCGAATCAGTCCAACGAGGCATGGAGTCAGTTTCGTTCCGTCATGGCCGCTACTCGTCCGCTCTGGAAGCGGCGTGCTATGACTTCCACGTTTTACATTGGCATGAATTGAGAGGCGTTACCCGATGAGCCAAGTCACTGACATACAAATTTGCAAGCTTCCCTATCAAGATCATCCATTCGTCCACGGCGTGCGGAACGGCAAGGATGTTTGGCTGATGAACAACGGCCTCTGGACCGAAATCGATGGACATGATGACGCATCCATTCCACTCAGGGATGGATTGGAGATCGTAGAAGACTCCAACAGTCTCGAACAGATCGTCGAAGGTTTGGACAACCCAATAGTCAAGAAGTGGGCTCGAAACCTTTTCGAATCCATTCGACACGAACCCACCAACTCCAATATCCTCCTCTCTGCCGCTATCGCTCTGGGGACTCTGGAGAAAGAGATCGCCACTCAATCGTCCGTCGTCCTCGCACAACTGGATCAGGTCCGAGAAGCAGCAAAGGCCCGTCGAGCCAAATGCCACTACTGCGACAACCAGTCCGACCGAATCCTCGTCTGGCTGAGAGACAAGAACAACCAGCCTGCCGAAATCAAACTTCCATGGTGCGGCTGTGATCTCATGACTGCACTGAGAAGAATCTGGCCGACCCCACGACCAGTCGTGGAAGGCGAAGACTATCGAACCGAAAGATACGACGAATGAAGCCGTGGCCTGCCGATGCCGTCGCTCTCATATGCTGCCGGGTAGGTGATCCCTACTGGAACGGAAAAGCCGGGAGCCAAAAGCGAAATTGTTACAATTGTGACCATGAAATCATGGCCGCACCGGATTCGTTGGCACGGAAGGCCGCTGTAAGCTCAGAATTCGTCTGTGTGGAGTGCTACCGCCTCTACACAGACGGGAAGCCACATATCCTGATCAGGCCCTTAGAAGGCCACTGAGAGGCTCACAATGGGAACGCCCATTTTGTTAGACGATGTTAAGATAGGCAACCTTAGAGCCTTCGCAGAAGCAGAGGAAAACCGCATTCCTTTCGAGGACTGCCTGAAGATCATTGAAGGGACTGCCCCACCGCCCGGAGATCGCCCCGGATACTGCATTGATCTGGAACCCTGCTGGAAGTTGGTGTATTCTATTTCGGAGTACCCGACGAAGAGTGGAAGAGGGGCTGTATGGGTTCGACACATGAGTATGTCACTTTCGAGACCGGGCCGAGTGCCGAACATAATAACAATCCGCCTCATCTGCGATCAGTTGGGATTCCCGCCATTCGAAGAATGTCAGATCAGTTGTGAGAACGAAATCGTAGAAGTCATTGCGGAGCTACAATGAACGAACCTGTGTTCCCCACTCTGCACGCCAAGTGTCAGAACAATCACGAATGGCAGATGCCGATCCCCAACTACTGGTTCAGCACCAAAGGCGGCTGCCCAGAATGTAACGGCGACATCGTGTCACTCAAGGCCGGGGAACAAGTCACACTCGGTCAACTCCAAGCAGGACTCGCACAGTCCTCCGTCAGAAGACCACCAGACAAGAAAGACGACGATGGAAATCACCCGTAGAGAAGCACTCGGAATCACAGCGGCATCCCTGCTCCTGCCCTTCGTGGAACTCACACAAGCTCCCGCCGCCGAAACAGTTCAACGGGGACGGCAGAAGTGGCAATTGGTCGATGCCATCTGGGGAAACAATCCCCACAAATGGCTGGACGGCTATCCTTGTCTGCGGCTCGCCCTCGAAGATGAAGGTGGGATCGGTCTCGATCCAGAAGCCATCAAGAGGTGCCCCGAGACCTGCTATCGCATTCAAGACAACAGCATCACCGCACTCGACCTGTATCCCAACAATTGTACTCTGATGGCGAATGGGCACGACTGCTCACTCACCGTCATCTACCTCGATAACGCTTGGGAACACGTCTTCGAGTTGAGCCAGAGTGATTACTATCTCGCTCTCAGCCACTTCTACAGACAAGCTGGTCTCAACACCAAAGACAACCGAACATTCATGATCGAGGGTGAATATGCCAACAGTCATCTCATCTGGCGGGGAGCGAACATCACATGAAAGTCGAAGCAAAAGCCTTTGGCCGCAAGGGATGCACTTCTGAGAAAGTCGGCAAGCTCGTCTTCGAAGCCCAGAATGAAGTCGATGCCGTGCAACTGGCGGCAATTTTCGAACAGTTTCACGAGGGCAAAGGACGACTTCATCAACTTCGGGCAGAAGCTCTCCAACGCTATTGTCGCAAGCACAACGTCACGATAAGGATGCAGTAATGAGCTTTTTGGACAAACTTCGTGGTCTGTGTGAAGAAACCTCGGAAACCCCCGAGAGCACAGACCTTCATCTCACTCGGGACGCCTTTCAGCAGAAGATGCTCGTCGAGGAAGACGGACAAGCCCTGCTCGATCTGCTCTCGTCAGGAGAATACAAGGTCTGCGAACGTATGGGCCTCAGCAATGGCTACATCGAGGATGGTGTGGCCTACATTGATGTTCCACGATGGAACAACCTTGTCGCTCACCTTCGTATTGTGAACTCGATCTAATGGATGCCAACAGTCAGAAAATCTTGGAGATCGCCCACGGCTATACCCAACGACGGATCGCCCTCGACAGCTTTCCGGGAAAAGCCAAAGGAATCTGGAACCACAAACACATCAACGAGACCGGCAACTCAACCTCGAAATTCTTCATCAGAGCCGAAGGTGATGAAGCCATCGTGGGAACCGAACAAGGAGAAGAGGAAGATCGCTGGAAGCTCAGTGATCTCGTCCTCGGAGTTGCCGTCAAGGAAGCACAAGGCTTCGTCATGTTTCAGCCATCACGATCCGTCGAAGAAGTCGTCGCAGACATGCTCTCGGCCAACGGACATGGATATGGCTTTCTCATCGACGAAGGCAACTTTACGCCATGAACCAAGCATTGATTCTCGCTGTCCAACAACAATCCCTCTATCTGCTCGGACTACGAACAGATCGAGGAACCTTTTTCAACAGAAGCGACAGCGGAGAAATCTGGGCAAAGGTCAGAGACTCCAGCTACCGGCTGGCTCGCACCCTCTCGCCTTTGATCGAACAGGAATGGGCAGAACAATCAATCACCGTCACTTGCGCCAAAGCCGCTCTGGATTCGCTTGAAGCCGAAATCCTCGCACTCGATAAGAAGTTTGGTGTCACAGTGGCCCGTTTGTACGACTGAGAATTGAGATGGATGAAAGACAAGAACTCATCGACCACATGAAGAAGATGGTTCCCGAACCACCATTCATGTCAGCGATCCTCGACGAGAACAAACAAGTCGTTCCCGTTCACTTCATCGAAGCCATCTTCTGGCAGATGGAGCATGAAGACGCCCTCCGAGTTGAGAAAACCCAAGTCGGTGAGTACGAAGTCTCCACCATCTTCAGCGTCGTCCCACTAAACGGCTACACGACGCCCCGACATATTAAGACGACCCACCTGCCAAGAGCCACTCAAGAACATCTGGCGAAGGTCGCCGCCGACTTCGACGAGGGAGACGGCCCGGACTGGTTTGAAACAATGGTCTTCGGTCCAACCACATACACCTTCAATCGCTATCGCACGTTTGGTGAAGCCCAGCGTGGGCACCACGCTTGCGTGGTCGATTTGCAGAGGAAAGAGTTATGAATTTTGACTTCATCTTCATCGGTGTCCTTGCCGTCATCTTCCACAGATGGTTCATGCCGATCAAAGGACTCATGGATGCTGTCGGCCTCTTCATGGGAATGCTGCTTGTCTACAGCGTCTTCAAGATTCCCGGCATCATTGCGTTTCAAGGATGGCGGAACTACCTCGAACATCCCGTCGAGCCAGTTCCCCTCCATCATTTCGTCTCCGGGGCAGTGAGCTTCGGAATTATTCTGGGCTTGTTCATTCGAGCAAGGAAGCGAAAAGAAAGGAATCGACGTGAAGAAATGGACAGCGAAGGTGGAATTTTGGTGCAACCTCAGAAATCGCATGGTCATTGAGACCGTTGGCCCTTTTCATGCCGAGGATCGCAATGAGGCAATTGATCGAGGGCACGACATCGCCTACGATCAATTTCAACAGGGAGAAGAGTTCATCACGAAATCTGTGGAGGAAGTCGAATGAGTGAATCCGTCTGGACAGGCCCGCCTAAATGGAATGGCGTCGAACGACCCGTCGATCTCAAGGGTCTCGTATTTCCGTTCGATCCAACTTTTGGACCGTTGCTCGTCCTTCTCAATGGCTGCGAGGACTTCTTCATCCCCATGTTCTCGAAGGTCGAAGATCTTCGCAGCTACATCAGCTACATGGAAGAGAATCTCTTCCGTCACAAGCTGGACTACATCATCAAACAGGTGGATGATCCCGCAGAGTTCTTCGCCAGTCTCTATGGCATCACCGTCGAACACCGACGAGTCCGCCTTATGCTCGATCCGCAGATCATCTCCAAAGACCACACAAAGTGGCTGGAGATTATCAAGGACGGCGATCAATGGATGTTCTCACAACCGGAGGAAAAATGACCACCGCTGTCCTCAACAAAATGATGTGCGACATCAACTTCCAAATGGGGCAGTTGTCCGCTCGCACCGAAATGATGGCTGAGCAGCATCACACCTGCCAACTATCGTATCTCAGATATCCGTGGCCTCCTGATCCCAAATGCCCCGGATGTCAACACGAAATCCAGAAGTGGGTCCGTCGCCTACATCTGGAAATGCCTTACCGATTGTTCGGCCCACAATGTGTGATCGACGCCGCCGAACGAGCCATTCAACGAAAGATCGAGCAGGCCGAAGCTCGAAGAAACATGGGGGCCTTCATCTAATGATCCTAGAGATCACCGAACTCATGAAGCGGATCGACAATCCCGATCCTCGATGGTTCACCCGTTCGACCATCCGATACTTCTGGATTCCTACCGAAGTCGTGGTCGAAAAGCCAGAGTTCTTTACGCCCGTCCAAGGGCGTTACTACCAACTTGATCTGTATGTGCGGGAAAAATTTCTCGTGTCATACGACGAACTGCGGAAGATGGGAAACTTCAATGGCGTCAGCCATGAAACCCAAGTCCATCTCTACGAAATCTGGGCCGATCATGGGGACGACGGCCACACGGAATATGATTTGATGTGCTGGATGCTGCACGCCGGGAAGTACGAGGGAGGACCACTGCACCGGATGCACAACGATCTGTACGATATTTTCCACCCACGAAACTGACTCCCAAAAGTGCCATACAATGTTTGTGATCGGACGCAATTACACCCGCCCGTGCATCAAACTGCCAGTTACTAATGGTGTGAACTTCTGGTTCGCTATTCTCCATACCCACTACGGAGACATCAGCGGCGAAGAGCACCATCATCTGGACATGAGATTCATCCCGGATCGGATTTTGCGTCTCCTTGAGTCTTCGCCCAACAGCATCCTCGCCTGCGGGACAGAGAACAAGGTCGAGAAGAAGATTCGCCGCTGTGTGCGTGAAGCAGCCACCGTCGAACTCGAAGCCCTCAGCACAAAACAAATGGCTGGAATCGCCGTGCTTCAGGAACGAAACCAGAACAGAAGAGTCGATCTCTCGAAGCTGCATTGCCCACACCAAGGCTGCCGCCTCGAAGCGACCACAGAAGTCAAAGGACAATCGTGCTACGTTTGCCCTTGTCATGGACTGGCTTGGGCTGTCGAGAGCGGGACGCTCGTGAAGAGATAAACGAGTCTTCAATGAAAGTGAAAGTCACAGCCGATGCCGTGATCCGCCTTGACAAGATCATCAGGGCCACCAGAACTGAAATCGAAGAAACCGCCAAACGACTCGTCGCCGACGAGGGACGAACCGAAGTGCTCAAGGATGATATCGAAGCCGCCGCTATCGTGGTCTTCGAATCATCCTATGAACCCCTGCTGAATCCGAGGAAGTCATGAAACGACCAATGTTCCAACATCCGCTGTTCGACTTCATGTTCACCCATGAGCAGTTCCTCACAGAAGGTGATCCCCTCAAGACGCATCTCAACAGCGTCACAACGATGTTCGACTACCTCATCGACTTCCTGCGGACAGACTTCCCCAACAAAGAGATCAACCAACTCTGCACCTTGGCATGGCGATTGATCGGCAATCGAGTTGTCAATGTCGCAATGGGACTGCCGATTCCCACCAACTTCGGCTTTGCCATCATCGGTTCTCTGGAACATCCCATCCCCGTCGTCGCCATCCGGGCAGACTGGCTCCCGTTCGCCAGCAATAACCGCACGATGGGTCTCGGAGCCATCTGCCTCGCCGCCTCTCAGTGCCGTGATTTCTATAACGGCAAAATCCTCACGGAACGAGATCGGTCCAACTCCCGAGGCCACATGTACGAAGCGGAGATGCTCCTCACCCTCGCTCAACACGAAGACTTCCAGCCCAACGAGTGGCAGACACAAATTTTGCAACAGTTCCCCAAAGGACTCGAATCCGGCAGACATCTGCTGTATGAGCCTCGGAAAGAATTCATGGGTGCATCATGAAAGTCAAAGCAGGGAAAGGCCCCACCGAATACGGGCCGGGCGTCGAGATCAAACTCAGTGGCGATGAAGTCGCTGTTGCCATCGACGCCTATCTTGTCGCCCATGGAATTCATGTGGACGGCCCCCGCACGATCACCGTCAATGGTGAGTTGTGTGAACGTGGCAAGGTCTACGTCGATCCCAGCGGGAGCGTCATCCACAAAGGGAAGAGGATCTTGGGCCGAACTGGAAAGCGAGAATAACATGCTGGGCTGTGAATGGGAGTGCCGACACTGCAAAGTTCCAATGACTTCGCTGGCTGATGGGATCACTTGGTGTCCCAACTGCGGCAAAGTTACCAGCGTCTATGCGCCCATGATGATGCCCGAAATGTCGAAGATGATTTTCGAAGCCAAGAAATCTGTCGGGCAGGATGTTCCCGAGAGCCTGTTGAAGATACACTGGGGCTACCAAGAAGAAAAACCAGAGTTGAGGGTAGTATGAGCGAGAACCTCGAAGAAGAATATCGGCAGTCCTTCAAGCGTCTGTTCACAGGACAGAACCTCGATTTGACTTACTGCCGATTCGACGGACACACCGCTCGCAATGAGTTCCTCCGCAACGGATGGAACTATGCCATCGATCAGGGATGGTTGCGGGTCGAAGAAGTAGAACTTGAGCAGGAAACCTTCATGAAAGGATTCCTGACCGAAAAGGGCAGAAAGGAAGTCCTTGAGTCATGACGGAGCCAATTGCCAACATCTTCCACGTCTGCGAAGGCTGTAACGAGGAACGGAAGGCCACAACGCAGAGGTTGATCGCAGAGCACAATCTAAAGCCCGAAGACTTGATCGGGGCTTTTGTGAAGCTGGCGTTTCTTGCCGCCAGAGATCGCCGAGAATACATGTGGGTCATGGTTCAGGGCGTCGGTGAGCAAGAGGATCTCTTGGGCGAACTGAATAACGATCCCGTCGTCGCCACCGCTTGGACTTGCGGCGACAAACTCGAATTCATGATGGACGAGATCATCGAGATTCTCGTCGAGACGGCTTAGGCGTACTGACGCTGCCGTCGTTCGCAGTGCTCGCACCGATGCTTCGGATCTGGATGGACCTTCGCCGCAATCTTGCAGGCGAGGGCTGCCACCTCTTTCATCTGCTGAAGAGACGGCTCTTGAGTTTCTTCGGCTACCGCTCGCAATATGCGTGCGACGATTTTCTGTCGGCGGATTTTTTGCAACATCGCTTTCTTCTCCTTTTCTGAGATATAGCCTCACTCCAAAGAAGTTTCGGAGTTTCGGTTTTTGCTGCGCAGGCGTCTGAAAAATTTCTTCTTGTTAATATAAGAGAGGGGGGTGACATAGCGGCGGGGGTGCCTCCCCCATGGGCCACATGGCACAAAAAAAATTGAGAGTTTCTCAATTACAATTTTTGCAACACACTCACTCGCTGCGATTCAGCGAGTGAGTCATGTGTCCCTCTTACATAATACAAGCGGGTGTTACAATGTGTTGCACTCGCAGTACACCAGCCCCGCATCAATAGCCAGTGCCATCGGCAGTGCGAGTAGCACATGGCTGCCAGTCAGCAGGCTGATGCTAGTAGCACAGTGCCACACTGACAAGACAAGCAATCCGATGCCGACGCCAGCCCCGGCCTTCGCCATCGCCTTGCGTCCTGCCTTCCAGTTGATCCCTGCCACACGGGCGAGGATCAGGACGATGGCGGGGATTGCAATCCCCATCGCCCACCCTGCCATCGGCACAGTTGCGTGCTGTGCGTTGGCGTAGCCGTTGAGTCCAGCACTCATCACGGCCATCAAGGTGACTCCCGCATAGGCCCATCGCTTCGGATCAGCGGCTTGGCCTTGCGTCTCGGCTCGCTCGATCAGAGCGACCAGTTCGGGCTTGGCTTTGCTCTTGCCCATGCCCTCGACGATCCCTTTCAACTCTTGCAGCATTCGATCCCTTTCGGTTAGTGTTGTGTCCTCTCACAACTTACAAGCGGGTGTTAGTCTGTCTCTCCCCTCTCACTCACTCGCAGTTGAGAGTGAGAGAGAGGAAAGAGCGAGAGGGGTTGTCGTCCCCCTCTCGACACTTTCCAAGCGGGTGTTAGCCCACCATCTCGACCAGCAGTTCGGCGTAGTCCGGGCTGTACGGGGCCAGATCGGTGATCGTTTCCGGGAAGCGGGTGGCGTTGTGCGTCCACGGGTCGCCGTTGGCGAAGGACCAGCACACAATCTCGCCGTCCTTCCGCTCGACGTTGCCGAGCCACAGAATCTCGTGACCAGCGTTGCCGCCCTTGCCTTCGCTCCGTCCGATGATGCCCACAACCTTCTGCGTGCCATCGGCCTTGTGATAGATGCCGATGCCTTCCAGCTTCGACAAATCGGTGAACGTCTTGGGGGCTGCCTTGCGGAAGCCACCCCCGCCACCCTTCCGCTTCGACTTGCGGGGCGGCTTGGCGTCAGCCTTGGGGGCTGGCGGTTGAGTCGTTTCCGTCTCAACACTTTCCAAGCGGGTGTCAGCCTTGGGGGCAGGCGGCGTTGGCGTCGGCTCCTCGACGTTGCCACCGGGCGTGACCAGCACAGCCAGTTCGGGCTTGACCTTGCTCAGCCCCATGCGGGACATTGCCGATTCCAGTTCCTCGACGGTGCTGCACTCCAGAACAAACAACTTCAACATGACTCGATCTCCAAAAAGGTGTTGTGGTCTTAACACGGTCCAAGCGGGTGTTGGTCCCGGCCAGCCGCTCCCCCTCAGTTACTCAAAGAGTAACTGAGGGGTTGTTGGCTGACACTCTCCAAGCGGGTGTTACGCTGCCTTGCGGGCCGGTCGCAGGGAGCCGATGACATACCGTCCGCCAGCGTGCTTGGTCCAGCCGCAGTTGTTGGCCTTGAGGTACTTCTCCAGTTCCTCACAGGTGACGCCCTTCGGCTTGAGGGTGATGTCGGGCCGCTGCCCGGCGTGGGCCTTGGCGACCAGCGAGGACAGGAAGCCATTGCGGGCGATGTTCTTCATGCGGTTGACGCCGGGATTGTGGTTCATCGTGTGAACTCCTGAGAAGTGGGTTGTGTTGTTACGTTGTCCAAGCGGGTGTTAGAAGAACACTCGCAAACTCTTGATGGCCGCTCGCAGGCCAGCGATTGCCGCCTTGAACTTGACATTGCCGGGCGGATTGTACGACTCCAGTTCCTTGCCCAACTCCGTCATGAGTTGGTAGATCCGACGCTGATTCATCTTGTGGCCCTCAGAAGGTGTTGTTGTTACGTTGTACAAGCGGGTGTTGAAGGAGAGGACCGGGGATACTTCACTGAGACTCGATTCGCACACCGTCCACTCTGCCTACTTTTGCTGTCGCCGTTTCCAGTGGACAACGCCTCGGCCAAGGTACGGTAAACCCGTCATCAGACTGGCGGCTGTCACAGCAGTTTCGGTAAAGACAGTAGGTAGCGGTGGGCTAATCGGTTGTCTCAGTGTTCTCCCCGGTCGTCCTTGCCACCGGTGACACTTTACAAGCGGGTGTTGATCGGGCTGTTTCACCTGAGACTGGGTGACACTTGGCTGTCGCCTCCAGACAGCACCCTCTCAACACCTTCCAAGCGGGTGTTAGCTCGCAAGCTCCATATCGGTCTTGTGTTCGATGCCCAACATGGCGTCGATCTCCGCTTGCTGGGCTTCCCGATACTCGTACTGCTGTTCACAGAAGAACCGGGCGACGGTGTACGCCTTGATCCGCATGGTGTCGATCTTGGCGTGGGTCTTGTGGTGATGGCAATTGCCGATCTCATCGGTGAACCGCTGGCCGATGATATTGGCGATCTCAGTCGCCTTGTAGGCATAGCCACACTCAGTCCAGACGCCTGCCGTCGTCATCAGGGCATCCAGAATGTGGTCGGCCTTGACCATGTAATCCTGCAAATCAATCGCATCCCGCAAGGTTGCCAAGATGCTGTCTTTGGTGTTGACGGCGAAGTTCATCGCTCGACTCCTGAAAAGGTGTTGTGTGTTGTACAGCCTACAAGCGGGTGTTAGGCTGCCTTCCACTGGTTGCGGCGATGACGCTTCCACGAGCGGTGATCGTGGTCTCCCCGTGGCTTGTCGTCCCAGCAGTTGGGCAACTTCCGCTTGCGGGCCTTGACGCTGAAATCAACGTCGGTGATGACTTCCCGAGACTCCTGAGCAGTCCGGGGGTAACGATGCGTGGCGACCTTCATGGCTTCATTCCAAAAGTTGGATTGTTGATTGACAGTCCCCAAGCGGGTGTTACGCCGCTTCCCTGTCAAACTCGTCGAATCGGGGACGCTTCCGAGTGTTCTTTTCACCCCGATTCCCGTGCTCCCTCTTGCAACGCTCGATCTCCTTGTCTCGGCGTCGTTTGTCGGCACGTTTGGCCTTGCGTTTGTCGAAATGCACTGTTCTTCTCCCTTACGGGGGTTGCTGATGTTACATCACCCAAGCGGGTGTTACTTCAGATCCTCGGGCCTCACGTTGATCCACATCAACGAGCCGAGAACCATCACTTGGACTTGAAGCATTGTCGTTCTCACGGCTGGCAAATACTGCATCCGCCTGCCGTAGTAGGGTTTCTGCCCATAGGTCACAGTCGGCCCGCCCATTGCGGGAAACCGATACTGGCCGATAGGCTTGTACTGCGATTGCGCCTTTGGCATGGTGTTCTCCGAGTTGTGAAAAGTGTCAGGCAGGCCCATTCTCCTGCCTGACACCTTCCAAGCGGGTGTTACTCGTCGTCCTCTACTTCTTCATCCTCGTCCTCCTCCTCCTCCTCCTCTTCGAGTTCTTTCATCATGTCCCAGTAGGCGTTGTCACAGCAGTTCTCAGAGCAGAACTTTTCCTCTTCGCAGAGTTCCGGGTGTGTCCATCGCTCTTTGCCGAGGATGTCGCCACAGCGGCAACATTTCTCCAGTTCCTCATACTGGCTGTTTGCCCACTCCCTCAGAGCGGTGTAGGTTTCCTCTCCCAGTTCCATCCCATCGAATGGCATGGTCATTCCACCGGTGCCACCGTGGTCAATCAGGATGGTCTTATCGGGAGCATCCGCCTGCCACTGTTGAGCGATGGTGATAGCGGTTTCCACTGCCTCACGAGGATCGGCAAATTCCTCGAACTCGCCCCGATACTTTGCGGACAGTGCATCGGGGTTGCAGTAGTCAATCCCACCATCGCTGATCTCGACAACCATGTTGCCAGTCCCCCACTGGCTTTGACGTGTGACGGTTTTCATCACGATCTCCGAAAAAGGTGTTGTGTGTTGTACACTCCCCAAGCGGGTGTTAGAGGGGAGTCTTCCCATAGTTGTCAACGCCGTGCTGTTTGCACTCGTCGATCATCTCTTGCAGGACGCTCTTGCCGAAATCGTTCTGTTGAGCCTTGCCAGCTTCCATCTCTTCGATGGATGCCACAAGATACGCATTGCGAATGTTTTGCCGCTGCTGACGTTGAGCCGGTGTCATGGCTGACTCCAAAAGTTGTGTTGTGTTACCGCTGTCCAAGCGGGTGTTACTGGCGTTGTGTTCTGGACATTCGCCGTCGCCCAGTGACGAAAAAGGTAAATCAAAGGGGGAGAACCGGGTGCGGCCTGTCGGGTCGCTTTAGGTTTGATAGTTGGGGACCGAGGCGTTTTACCCGGTCTCCCCCAGTGTATTCCAAGCGGGTGTCCTACCAGTCCTCCCCGCCGTAGCCACCGAAGTATTCGTCGGCCTGCTCGAAGTCTTCGAGTTCCTGACGCTCCAGAATCTCGTCCTGACGACGCTCGTAGTCGTCCTCTTCGTCGAAATCCTCTTCGTCATCCTCGAAGTCGTCATCGAAATCCCGGTCGAAATCGGGGTCGTCCGGGTCTCGCATACAACTCGCACAGATCGAGTAGCGGCTGTCGATGGGCAGCTTTGCCCCACAGACGCAAACCATGTTCAACTGACGGCCCGACTCATCGTAGTCCGGGCAGCATCCGGGTTCATGCCCACAGCAGGGGAAGTCTTCGCAACGTGCCATGATGGCGATCTCCAAAAGTGTGTTGTGTGTTGTACACTCTCCAAGCGGGTGTCAGACCAGCCGCTTGATGCCATCGAAGCTGATGACTGAAATCAACTCCGGGGGCGTGATCGGCTCCGGGGTCTTCTCAACCACCGGTTTCGGCTGCCGCAACCGAGTCCACCAAAAGTGAGCATGGATGTGCTTGTAGCACATGTGCTCAGTTTCGTTGAGCATTCCACGCCGCATCTCTCGTGGATAATTCTCCGCTCCGAGATACTTGAGCAGTGCAACGTGACAGACTGAAAGCGGGTGTTCTTCCAGCCACGCCCAGAACGGCGAGTCCGCCATCGGGGCGGAAGGGTCAACGTCCTGCGGGTGATGGGCGATAACGAGTTGGTGCATTGTGTTCTCCAGAAAGGTGTCAGCCCCATTGCTGACACCTTCCAAGCGGGTGTTACTTCGGGATCTCACTTTCCGGCTTGATCTCATCCTGAAAGTGAGTGCCAAGGTGCAACGTCTGCCCCTGATAGGTGATCCAGTGGCTTGCACAGTTGGAAAAGCAGGTCGCATAGACCCGGTATTTCCGCTTGCTCTCGCCATTGAAAATCAAGATGATGTCGGTTGTGATCTTGCGACCATAACCATCCTCGCCTTGACCGGGGAAGAATGTTCCCCATTGGGTGACTCGTGCGCCCTTTGGCATTGAGCGGTACAGGGTGTAGCTGCCGACAACACGGTCAGCATACTTGATCTCAATCTTTGGCTTGTCTTTCGCCATTGGTCCACTCCAAAAGTTGGATTGACTGTGAGACAGGCCACTCCTGTCTCACAGTCTCCAAGCGGGTGTTACAGGTCGAAGATGGAAACCGGGCCGCTGGGGACAGTCTCACGCCGAGCGTGGACGCTGGGGGCCGGGCCGTTCTCATCCATGACAACCACCGGGCCAGACTCCATCGGGCCGTGATCCTCTTCCAGTGCGGACAACTGGTCGAGCAGGTCTTGCGGGGCGTCGTATTCCTTCGCTCCACAGAACGCTTGCAGCTTGTGGAAGCCCGGATGCCCGCCCTTGCCATCGCTCACGATGACCTTTTTCGTCTCCAGATTGACACGGGCAATCCGCTTGTCACTCTGAATCGTGATCTCATGGGGAGCGGTATTGCTCACCGGACAGACCACGAACTCGGCCTCTTTCCGCATGTTGCCGAGCTTGACGGTAACGTGGCGAAACTTGAAACTCATCAGCGATCTCCTCAGAAAGTGTTGTGTGTTGTACGTTGTTCAAGCGGGTGTTATGCCGCCTTGCGTCGATTGGCCTTGCGGGACTTCTGCGAAATCTTCCGCTTTCGCTTCTTTTCCGCCTTGACGGCGTTCAGGTCTCGCCGTTCCTCTGGCGACCGATACACACGGCGACGAGGTTCCGACGATGGCATCGGGATGATGCCGCCCATGCTCAGCAGTGCTGCCATCAGGCCAAGGGTTGTTCTGTCTTTCAAGTGGGTGTTCCTCCAAATGGGTTCGGGGTTGTCCACCTCAGTAACTCTTTGAGTTACTGAGGTGAGGTTCAAGCGGGTGTCAACTGGGCGGGTTGTCGGCGGCGTCGTCCATGTTCTCGGCGTTGTACTCGTGGGGGTAGTAGTAATATCCCCGCTCCGAGTCATGGAAGATGCCAGCTTCGCCGGTCGTGATCGAGCCAGAGAACGGGCGACCGTCTTCGTACAACTGGACTCCGGGATACTCCTTGTTGAGCAACTCGAAATCCATGTACTTGCCAGCGATCCGCATGTGCATACAGACTTCGCTGAACGGCATCCGCTTGCGGCCCCGTTGTCCCAGTTCAATGTTGTGACTGAGAAACCGACGCTCTTTCTTTTGTTCGTCTGTCAACATCAGCGATCTCCAAAAGGTGTTGTGTGTTGTACAGGACTCAAGCGGGTGTTACTCCCGCTGCAAATCCTCAAGGACAAAACGATCCTCAGTGCCGTCGTCGAACTCGACGATATACCAGCGGAACGTGCCATTGCCGGGCACTGAGAACTTCATCGTTCCGCTCTTGCCAACGCTTGGCACATACACTCTTGTCCCGTCTTCCATCATTGTCCTCCAAGTGGGTGTTAGAGGGGCTGTGTCCCAGACACAACGGCTCTGGCGTGGGATTCTCTCATTCCCCCCGTAGGGTTCTCAGAGTGCCTTTTGCCTTTCCCTCATACACCACAAGCGGGTGTTAAAAAGGGGCAGTGTGAGAACGGCGTGCGTTAATTCGCAGTTACGTTGCCCTTTCGGACACAGGACTCACTTCTCACACTGCCCCAAGCGGGTGTTACATCATGTTGATGGCGTTGATCGGGTCGCCGGGCTGGTGCTCCTGACGGGGCTGGAAAACCACGTCATAGGCCGAGTACCATTGCCGGTCGTCTTCGTCCAGCGATCCATCCCAGAAGTTGACACCGAGACATTCCAGCATGGTGTTTCGGCCTTCGTCTTCGCCGATGGCTTGGATGACACCACGCCAACCATTCTCGATGCTTTGGATCGTGTCACCCACTGCAAGCGGGTGTCCGTTGTAGTCTTGAAGATTCTCCACGGTTCAGCACTCCAAAAGTTGTGTTGGGTTGTTACGCTTTCCAAGCGGGTGTTACATCACCTGCTGAATTGCGACGTACAGTCCTTCGTAGTTGCGGGACAGTTCTTCCGGGGCGTTCTTCACGAGGTTTTTGTAACCCCACATTTCCCCATCCGTACCGATGGCGTCTCCCAGCCCGCCCAAGTGACACCGAGCCGCACTGCTGTTGCTGGCAGTGGCACGGTGCTTCTTATCGAACCAGTGGTAAGCGTGATCGTTTTGCTTCACCACAACCGCTTCGCAGCCGTGAGGATCAATCACTTCAAACCACATCCGGTGAACATGGCGGACAATCTGAAATCCGTCTCTCCAAGCGGGTGTCAGTTGAGAAACGTCGGCACTTCGGTCGGCGTCAGGTAATCCGCATTGAACATGACTCCGAACTCGTTGAAGTCTTGTTCTGTTGCACTTCTCCAGCGGGTGTTAAGCAGAGGATCGAAAGCGATCAGGCCCATCCCCGGATGCGGCGAACCACGCAGGATCGACGCACGCAAAATCTGTAGTCCGTTCGGATAGGCCACGCCCAGCGTATGCTCATCCAGAACAACTGTGCGACATTCGAGCCGCACTTGTCGCCGTTGACTCATTGTTCTCTCCAAGTGGGTGTTAGGTGGATTGCCCACCTGAGTAACTCTCTGAGTTACTCAGGTGGTGTCCAAGCGGGTGTCAGTCGAGTTTCAATCCCTTGAGGTTGAGCAGGGATTCCAGTACGGGATAGCCACCGTCGCCATCCCCCGGCACTGGTCCGGTTGTGGCTTGGTAAACTTCGCCATCGGTCCAGATGACGTGTCCACCGGCTGTCCCATGTTTCTTCCAGCGGGTGTTCTTCGGGACTTCGACTCCATCGGCATCGAACTCCCAGCCTCGCCAGTTCTTCTCATTGGCGTAGTGGTTCCGCATCAGCGGACCAATCTCCGAGAGAGTCTTGACGGCCAGCGGTTCGATGTTGCTGGTCTCAGCGAACTGGATGCAGAAGCGATAGCCTTTGGTGTAAAGCATTGACAATCGCTCTTTCAGTGTCAGCGGCATTGGCTTGTCTCCAAAAGTTGTGTTGTGTTGACTTCCAAGCGGGTGTTCTCTCAGTCCCGCTTCCCATCTGAGTAACTCGAAGAGTTACTCAGATGGTTGACAAGCGGGTGTTAGGCGGCGGTGATGCGGTTGATGGTCTCGGTCAGGTGCTTTTGCATCAGTCCCACTTTCTCGCAAGTGTGTCCAGAGCAATAATTGACCGGATCATCGTTGAGACGGAGAATCTGGTTGTAAAAGCCGTAGCTCTTGATGGCGACTTTGACGGTGACACCATGATCGTTGATAACGTCATAGGTTCCCATCCACCACTTGCCAGCCGTCCGGTGTTCTCGTTCCAGTTTCAGAAACTCTTTCAGTGTCATTCGTCGTTCTCCAAGCGGGTGTTTGTTGGTTCCCAGTTTCCTACTCAGTAACTCTTCGAGTTACTGAGTAGGTTACAAGCGGGTGTTAGTTCCACTCGCCTTTCCAAGCGAGTGTTTGGGCGGACCTTGTGCGCCTCCGCTTTGGGCGGTTGTCATGCACGCCGGTCCCCGTGATATGTGGCTGATGGCCCATCGCCACTTTCAACGGATCAATGGTGATCGTAAACCGATTTGACTCGGCTTTCGGCATCACTACGGGTTGAGGCTTTCGCCTACGCTTAGCCATTGCTCTTTCCTCCAGTTAAGGTTCGTTCTTACAGATTACAAGCGGGTGTTGCACCGTTGTTTAAGATAACATAAGTATCGGCCAGCTTCTTAAACTATCTTAAACATCCCGGCGACCAGTCCAAAAATTGTACTGGACACCGCTCCCCAGCCGCTCCGACGCCACGGGGACACCACAAAGGACTGGGACTAGGCCAAAACATCCCATTTTCCCTACGTTCCCCCTGCGCCTCACTTGCTCACTGTTGTCAGGATTGGCTTTACCCTGATGAACCATAAGCGGGTGTTAAATGACAGGTTTGAGGTTGTTCCCAGTCGCCATTGAGGGTTTGCCAGTGCGATTGTGGCGATAGTTGTCAATGGGATAGGACACGGGGACGGCATCGGCATCCTCAGCGTCAGCGGGGTCGAGAGAGGCCAACAACGGGGGTTGTTTTGCGGCCCACTTTTCCCGTTCGGCTTGTGTCCCACTATTAGCGAGACGCAATACCAATGCGTTCCATTGTGGATCTTTCATGTTTTCTCCGATCTGGTTGATAACTTGAGGAGTGTTTTCCTCACACTCCCCAAGCGGGTGTTAGGCAGCCTTTCGTTTTCTGGACTTGATGACGATGGTTGGAAAGAGTTTCGCTTTGTCTCTGATAACGCTGCGGGGCGTTTGTTCGGTACGCTTCGGCAGGCTATTAGCGATTTCAGCGATGTAGTTTTCCAGTTCCTCAGCACGACGGGGGCAGAGTGCTGCGAAGGCATCTTTCGTAGTGTTGCCACGTCTGACAGCACGACCGACGACACGCTTTAACAGTCTCTCAAACCGCTTGTGTTGATTGAACGTGGAAGCGATGCGATACAGTTCGGCGAGTATGGAATACCCGTTGAGATTCTGTTGCGCCCGTTTCTCAATCGTGCCATCCCCTTTCAGGCCAGCTTCCCGGTTGATGGTGACACCGGGTTGAATGGTGATGGTGATTTCCGAGCCAGATACGTCATAGGTTGAATCTGGCTTGATGTCGCCATCGGCCTTGAGCATCCGTTCCAATTCCTTGAAAGCGGCGTAGGCGATTGCCCGTTGTTCATCATTGATAAAGTGTTTCATCTTGCTCTCCGATTGATTGTGTTTGTTACACGTTCCAAGCGGGTGTTAGCTGGAGGCGATATGCGGGGGTCGAAACTTGAAGTTGTTCGGGTCGCTGGAGTCGCCACCGGTCCACTCACTTTGCGGGGTGAACATATAGGCCAGACCACTGACAGCATCTTCGGCCTTGACAACGGCTTCCATTGGCTTGCCCTCAGTGATACCGAGGTCACAGGCCAGCAGAACGTGACATTCTCCCAGCAATTCGCTGGCTTGTCTCAGCTTGTTGGCAATGACGGACCATTGATCGGCCTTTGCCGGGGTGATGTGTCTGGACATTGGTTTGACTCCAAAAGTTGTGTTGGGTTGTTACGGGTTCCAAGCGGGTGTTAGGTGAAGTATTCCGCCCCGTCGAACTCACGGTCCATCGGCATTTCCGGTTCGATGGGGAGTAGTTCAAACGATGCCAGCGGCCCGCATTTCAGGTTGTTTTCTTTCAGCCAGTCGAGAAACTGGACGAAATCGGGGAACACGGGTGACAGGGCGACGAACGGGTTATCCGTATGGTAGGCGAAATCTCCCACCTTGCCGCTTGTCTTGTCAGTGCATTGCATACAGAAGTGGTTCGGCTTTTGAGCCATTGTCGATCTCCGGTGAAGGTGTTGTGTTGTAACAGGTTCCAAGCGGGTGTTAGACCTCTTCGATCTCAGGGCAGAACATAATGCCGATCCGCTTGTCAACTTCGGCGACGTATCCAGTGTGATTCTGGACGTTGAGGACTTCGATGCTCCATCCGTTGTGACAGAAACCGAATTGATCGGACAGATGATCCCCTAGAGCCTCTTCGGCCTCAAACTTGATTAGGTTTGCGCCCAAGTGGCAGGATTCGGGGAAGTCTGGAACGAGGACTTTGCTAGGGAGTCCGCAATCGTCGAGGGATTCCCCATCGGTATCCCAGTCCACTGTCAAGAGTAGCAGCATGGTTTCGATCTCCGGTTGTGTTGTGTGTTGTAACAGGTTCCAAGCGGGTGTTAGTCGGGGACGTTTTCCCGGTTGCTTCCGTTGATGAACAGGGGGTAGATACCGGGTCGCCAGTCCACTCCCAGATTGAGTTTCAGGGCGTACTCATCGACGGCCTTGCAAGCGGCAGCGGAATCGGTTCCGGTGTTATGTTCTTCCACTTGAGCATCAGCGGCCTTGTTGACAAGGGTTTGCAGGCGTCGGGCTTGGTGAACGCTGATTCCCATACGCTTTGCGAATTGTTCCATGACAGCGGCTTTTGACATTGTTTGCTCCGATCTTGATTGTTGAAAGAGTTCGGGGATTGTCGGTGAGAGAGGGTTTCTCTCTCACCGACGATTGAAGGTTGTTACACACTTCAAGCGGGTGTTACACTGGTTCGGGGTAAAGGCACTCATAGCCGATTTCGTCGATGGCATGGATATTCCGGTCGAAAAAGTCGGCGACAATATCCAGCGTCATTGGTTCATTTCGGCAGGTGAATGTCAACGTATTTTCATCGTTGTCAATGTCAAGGGTGACGAAGTTCTCACCGTGATAGAACCCGGCATACTTCTCAGTGAATCGAGACTTGATGCGGAGTTTATCGGCGTAGTATTCGCTCACCATGACCATCGTATTCGGGTCAGGTTGTTCCACGTCATAGGGAACGAGGTCGATTTCGAGTTGCTGTGTCATCATGCTCTCCAAGCGGGTGTTAGATCAGGTCGAGGATGTCACCATCGAAGGTATCGGGGTCGATTCCATCGAAGATTTCATCGAACAGGTCACAAGCGGGTGTTGGCTGGGGTTCATCCTCTTGCGGCTTGTTATCTTCGGGCTTGATTTCGGCGATCCACAGGGGATCGGTTTCGGGGTTGAACGCTTCGGACACGAGTACCGGCGTCGGGACGTTGTTCAGGTTGACAATCACGGTTTCATGGTTTTCGTGATCGTCAATGACTTCGGCCTTGTCGCCAGTGTTGAGGGTGACAATTGCGCCGAGGAACACATCACTTTTGCTGTGAACGATCATGTTTTGTTCTCCAAGGGGGTTGAGTGGTGATGGTTCCCAAGCGGGTGTTACGGTGCTGGCAACTTAGGGACGAAAAACACGGTTTGTGATGGTTCGTGGAAGTGCCATTCCAGTTCACAACCGAGAGTTTTGGCGACTTCGGCGAGTTTTTCGTGGATGGCTTTGAGTTGTTCAATATCTTCGTTCAATGACGCATCTCCAGATCGACGACACCTTGAGCGTCAGAACGGGTGAGACCTTGGTTTTCGAGGTCGGTGACACGTCGTTCGTATTCGTCCCAATCGGTATCTTGCAAGCGGGTGTTACGCTCGATCTCATCGAGCACTTGGTTTGCCCATTTTTGTCCTGCGCCTCTTCCGGCCCATCCGTTCCAGATGAACCGTAGCAGGGCAGTACCAGCGGCTTCGACTTGATGGTTTCCACCAGAGTCGTAACAGCTTGTGACGGCGTAACCTTTGGGCAGGTCCGTTGCGTTGAAAGCGGGTGTTAGTCGGATGTCGCCGGGGTTGAATCCTTGCGTGGTGTTGGGGATAGCTTTCCGCTCTTTCGCTTTCATTTTGGGTGGATTGACCTTGTTCATTTGCCGTTGAAACCGTTCATATTCGGCGGAATCGGGTCGTGATTCGGCGGATGCGAATTGCCTGACAATGGCAACTTGTTCGGCGGTTGGTCGCATCTTTCGGATGGTGAGTTTGTGAGGCATGGTTTCTCCCAGTACAAATTTTGGATTGAGTGCCGGGGAGGTTGTTCTCCCCGGCATCATCCAAGCGGGTGTTAGTTGAGGAAGTTGATTTCCCAGTCGGCGTCGTCGCCTTCGGCGAGTTTCTGGCAGGCGTCGAAACAATCGGTGCGGGATTGTTCGAGACCGGCGAGGTCATTGAGCTTGTTGAGGATGGCGATGCTGACAGGGTTTTGGAGGCCCATATCGCTTCCGCCGTACTTCTGTCCCTGACTTGTCCCATCCCGGAAGTGCCGTTGTGTCACTTCAAGTTGGTTGGCGACGGCGAGGGGGTTGCAGGCGTCTTGAATCTGCAAAGCGGTGCGAGCCAGCTTGACAGCTTCGGGAGTGGCCTTGATGGTGACGGTTTCGGTCGTTCGCATGTTTTCGATCTCCAGTGAAAGGTGTTGTGTTGTGACAGGGTTCAAGCGGGTGTTAGACCCGGAGTGCCTCAGCGGCGGTTTTGTGGTATTCATCCCCGGCGTCGGTGACGTGCCACGGTTCGAGGTCTTCACAGCCCGGTTCCGAGGGATGCCCGGCGAGCATCATAAAGCCGGGGACCGAGAACAGATAGACGGTGAAACCATCGGCGAGGGCGGCTTCCAAGTCTCCAGCCAGATCGGCGTAGGGGTATCGTCCGCCCGGTGAGAGATAATCTCGCAACCGGAAGTCGGCTTCGTTTCCATTGCCTCTGGTTTTCGGCTTGATTTCGCAGCGACCGTGATAGCGTTTGTTTGTCATGTCTCTCTCCAAGCGGGTGTTGAGTGAAAAACATCAGCAGTTCAGAGCCTACTGTCCAGCCCGGCCCCGGCAAAGTTTTACGGCCTTTGGTTAGGTGTCATTTTCGGATGACTGCTGACGTTGTTCAAGCGGGTGTTAGACGGCGGGTTCGTAGGATTGCCGCTCATCGTCATAGTTCCAGACGAAATGCGCCTGTTGTTCCTTGCGAAACTCTTTCGTCGTTCCCACGCATTGGAGGATAGCCCGGACCTTATTGCCGTCGTGGGACGCTGACAGCACGAGGTTGACACGGGCATACCGACCGTCGTGTGGTCGCCGGATGGCGATATTCAGAACGGTGTCACAGATTTGGATGTCTTCCCCGTCGATTTCGAGGAACACTTGCGGCGGGCGGTTGAGGTTGCCGTTCCTCAGATTTCCTTCACAGATTGCCAGCCGGGGGCTTTCATGTGCAAAGGCTTCGGCTTGACGATCCGAGTCGAGTGCAGGTCGAGTTCTCATAGCGATCTCCAGTTAGGTGTTGTGTTGTTACATGATCCAAGCGGGTGTTACTTGGAACGGGCTTCGACAGCGGCGGCGACTCTCAGGTAGCCATTGTGGCGCAATTCAGCGACCAGATCGGCGGCGTCTCTTCCATCGGCAATCGTTTGCAGATTGGATTTGACCATCCACTCTTCCATCGCACTGAGGGGCTTTTCCATTGTCTTCACTCCAAGCGGGTGTTCTTCGTAAGCGACACAGCAGTTCCACAGCAGGGGACGGCTTTGAGCATCGGTTACGCCGGGGATACCGGTCTCTTGACGCCAAGGGACCATCAGGGTTTCCCGATCAGCGTTGTCAATGTCGGCATCGAATTGAAAGCTGACATTGGAGCGGGCCGGTGCTGGAATGATTTCGGTGCAAGGCTTGCCGGTGAGTTCAATCACGATCTCACGCCAGCGAGGCAAACACGTCTCAGTTCCGAAGAATCGAATCATTGGTTCTCCATTGGTTGGGTTGTGTTGACTCTTGCCAAGCGGGTGTTAGTTGCGATCCACGAAAACCACTTCGCCCTTTTCGAGCAGGTCTTCGAGGGGGCTTCGCAGGGCCGATTCCATGAATGCCCAGCGGTTGAGAATCGGTTGAAAGCGGGGTTTGCCATCCCAGAAACCGCACTGGATTGCCCCGAAGGGGCCGGTGTTTTCGGTGGACTCTTCGCCGAGGATGCCCAGCATGGGGGCGTCGGTGAGGTCGCCGGTATCTTCCGGGTTGATCCACTGCAATTCGGAGTTACAGACAAGCGGTTCGATCAACTCTCTCAGTTCGGCTTGTTCATCGGCGTCGATGGTGATAACCAGCTTGCCGACCTTGTTTTCGTCGCCTTCGATGATGCGGTGTTGCATAGTGTTCTCCAGTGAAAGGGTTGTGTTGACGACGAACAAGCGGGTGTTAGCGGCCAGTCAGTTGTTTGACAGATTTTGCGATCACAACCAATACCGGCGTGGGCAGGTCTCTCACGTCGATCACATTCATGGTTGAGTGGCGACGGATATAGTGCTTTGCAGCGACCCGTTTGCGTGCCTCTCCCACTTCGTTGCGATCCCACAGCCAGCCGGGGCCAGCGTGCATTTCATGCAACGGTTTGCGATCCGCAAGGTGTTTTCGTTTCAATCTGTCACGAATCATGTCGTTTTCCTTCAAGCGGGTGTTAGGCAGTGTCGCACCGATGGTAGGTGTGGTAAACGTGGCTGCCGTTTCGTTTTTCGATCTTTTGCAATCGTCCGTTCGCCAATCCGCCCATGAAGCAAAAGCAATCGTAGGTGATTTGGTTGGCGGTTGATGCCGGAAACACGGGGCCGGAATAGGCCAGAATGAATCCGTTGTGAGTCGATGGGTTCATGTGTTGTTTTCCTTCAAGCGGGTGTTAGGCGTAGCCGGGGGAGTTGCCTCCCCCGGCGTACCTCATGTTCAATTCAGATCGGGGTTCAGAACTTCATGGGCCACCTCCTTTCCATTCGGAGCCTTCGAGGTATTGCATGTTTCTCAGATGGTGTCCAAGCGGGTGTTACTCTTCGTCGTGAGCGGCTTCCCACATCAGGTAGACGTTGCAGTTGTCCTCATCGTCGAAGTCGGTTTCGGAGTCGAAATAGATCGTTTTGCAGACGGCTTTCTTTTCCTTTGCCGAGGCGATCACGTTTTCATACTTGTCACCGACCTTGCGAACGATGCGAAATTCGGGCTTGTACTGGTCGAGAACGTATCGACAAGCGGGTTCGCAATCTCCGCTGGCATTGCAGTCGGCCAGATCGTTGAGCAAATCGCCGTCGATCTCACTGCCATCCATCTTGCAAACGCTCACCGAGCCGCAAAGGCTGATTTCGATGATGAATGGTTCACGCTCTTGACCGGTGATGCCCCGATTGGTGATGAATTCGACGAACGCATCCATCTTTTCCAGTTCATCATCATCGTAGTCTTCCGGGCTTGCTTCCACAGCGGCACGGCAACCCTTGACGTATTCGAGAACCGCTTGCCGGTGTTCCTCAGACTGAGGGCGGCAGGACTCATTGAATCCGTACATACATGCGCCGGGGTCTCCGCTTCGGATCAGCGATCCCCAGCTTGCAGCGTACAGCCAAGCATCCTTTGGGGTCATGGTCGTGGTCATCATTGCGATCTCCAGTAAAAGGTGTTGTGTGTTGTACGCTTCCCAAGCGGGTGTTAGATGAAAGAGTTGGGAAGCGTGAGGCAGGGCGGCGTTTGCCTCACGCTTCCCAAGCGGGTGTCACTCAGGCAGCGATCCGACGCTTGACACGTTCCTGAGCGGCATTGACGGCGGCGGCGTCGATCTTGAACGTCACCATCACGTCGATGCGGCTGAACTTGACGGGAACGGTCGCACCAGCGGCAATCTGGTCGGCGGTGACACCGTTTTTGAGCACCTTGGCGATCCGGGCGGACTCTTCGGCGATGCCACGAACGCTGAGAGTCAGCTTGTTCGAGCCATCTTTCGGAGCCTTTGGGATGGTTGCCACGGCGACAGAGCCGAGCCGATTCAGGGTCGGCGAAGTGTTGACCGTCAACTTCTGGAGATAGCGGAAGTTCGCTTCCGCATCCCGCATTGCACGGTTCAACGTCTTGCCACGGGGGTTTCGCATGGTCATAGGGCAGTCTCCTCAAAACTAGGGTTGTTTGGGGTGACTCGTTGTCACCCTCTCATGGTGTCCAAGTGGGTGTTAGGCGGCAGCCTGAACATCCCGGTAGATGCTTTCAACGTGATAGGCGTGCTTCGTCAGCCGGTTGGCGAATTCGCTTTGGGCCTTGTGAAGTTCGTCGTATCCGAAGTAACTGCCCTGATCGAGCCAGCTTTCGGCGTTGCGGCACGCTTCGGCGAGGTCGTCGGCGTTGTCGGCCTTGTCCACGTCGAAAATTTCCTGATGAACCGAGAGCTTGTCACCCCAGTTGGCGATAACAACCCGATAGGCACGAGAATGCGGCTGGAGGGTGATGGGTCCACCAGCGATCACCTTGTGGTTTCCGGGGACGGGCGACAGAGCGGCACGCTGAATCATGTTCATGTTCTGATCTCCTGTGAGTGTTGTGTTGACTGGGTTCAAGCGGGTGTTACAGCCAGACTTGCCAGCCGAGGATTGTGAACCGTCGTTTCCTTTGCCAAGGCATCAGTTTCCAGTTGATGCGTCGAATCAGACGCTTCTGTTTTCTGTCAACGATCATGTCTTGTCCTTTCCAAGCGGGTGTTAGCCGGTGACTTCGATGTGATTGCGGATGGCGAGGATCTCCCGCAACTTTTCCACCGACAAATCGCCTTCGGCCAGAGCGAAGCAAACGGCGGCGGCTTGATGGCTGTTTGCCTCTTCGAGAGCCAGCCCAGCGATTCGAGCGGGGTGGATGCCGTTACAGGACCACAGATCATCGAGAGCCTTTGCCACGGCGTGGGCAACGTGTTCCTCTTCGGGGAATGTCACGTCGGTTCGCAGTGGCGAGTGCTTTCGCAGTTTTCGCAGGTGTGCTGCGCCTTCTCCGGGTTTCATGTCGATCTCCAATCCAAAAGTTGTGTTGTGTGTTACCGCAGTCCAAGCGGGTGTTAGAACAAGTCAGCCCGAATGTTGTTGAGGGCAGTCTTCACGTCTGCCGGGTGGATTTTCTCCCCGACTGGCAGATAGGGGACGCTTTCCATCCCTTCGACGGCATCGGCCAATTCGTTCATTGTGCCACGCAAGCCGTGTTTTGTCACGACAGCTTGCAGCAGCAATGTCGGTTCGGTCACAGCGATCCGTTCCAAAAGTCTTTGCCATTCCAGATCGGTCTGATTGTTGGAATAGTCAGAGACCAGCATGTAACGGCGAATGGTGGGGTCGGTCATGGGTTCTCCAAGATGGTGTTGTGTTTACTCTCGATGCCCTACAAGCGGGTGTTATTCGGGCAGTCCGTACTTTCGAGCAAGGCTGAACGACGAGAAAACGGTGTGCAGGGGGACGGGCCGGTGAGTGCCGATCCAGCACATCAGGTCGAATAGTTGCGGCTTGGTGAACTGGACAAGGTTTTGTTCCAGCAGAGCGGCTTCGAGCATCGGCTTGAAACGCTCTTGCAGCGACCAGTATTCCGAGTTCTCAGAACTGTCCTCATTGAGTTCTTCGAGCCGATCAGCGATGGCTTTGAGGTCTTCGTACATGGGTTTCCCTTCGTAAGTTGTGAAGTTGTTTGGTGCGAAGCGGCGTGCGCCGGTGATGCCCTTCAAGCGGGTGTTAGGCCGCTTGTCGTTGTTCAAGGGCAGTCATGTCGATTCGCCACACTTCACGAACGGCGTTCCAGCCAGTCCACGGGATGGATTGAATCCGGGCTTGTTCCGCTTGCGGGACATTGAGGCGAGCGAACAACTCATTGAGTCCCCGTGGGCCTTCGCCACCGTAACCCCATGAGAAACCGCCGAATCGGCAGGTTCCGTTCTCACCGTGAACCATCACGCCGACGTGGAGCGTGTTGTAACGTCCGAAGTAAATGTAACCCCGGATGGCGGTGATTGTGCCGAGCTTCAGCAGGTGCTTCATGGCCCGAAGCGATCCCTTGGTTGAACAATTGGTGTCACGATAGCGGTACATGGCGATCTCCTGAAAGGTGTTGTGTTGTTTCTCTACAAGCGGGTGTTAGTCGTCCAGCTTCCCTTCGCAGGCGGCGAAGTGTTGAACACACTCACCAAACTTGTGAGCGGCATCGTTGGCGTTGCCGCAGGGGGTGACTTCCAGCCCATACCGCACTTGATGACGCTTGCCGGTGCGACTCCAGACGATGTAATTGTCGGAGTAGGTTGCGACGGCAATCTTGAGGTCGGCGGGGGCTTCGACCATTTTCCCTTCCCAGTCACGAACGAGCATGGTTTTGTTCTCCAGTGTTGTGTGTGTTGTACGTTGTTCAAGCGGGTGTTACCCCGCTCCGAGCAACGATTCGTCCATCCATTGTTGGGCTTCGTCTTCCGACTTCCAGACGACGGTAGGCGGCGAGCCGGGTGGAGTCCAGAAACATTGTCGGTCTTCGCAACCGGCGACGACAACCGTGCCGGTTTTGATACCATGCTCCGACAGTTCTCTCAGCTTTTCATCACTGAGAGCGACAGGCGAGAAGATTACAGCGAGCAAATCGTTCATGGCGATCTCCTGAAAGGTGTTGTGTTGTTTTCCAAGCGGGTGTTAAACCCGGCTGGCGACCTTGCTGTTTTGGAGTTCCTCAGCCCGATTTTCGATGATCTCGTTGATTTCATCCTCGGTTGCCGTGGACGGGACTTTGATCTCAAACTCCCAGTAGTAGGTCTTTTTGGGGCCGGTGCGGAGAAAGTTCGCAAGGGTTTCGACCATGACCTGTTTTTCTGGATGCCATTCAAAACCGCCACCGCCACCACCGCCAAGTTGACCTTCCCACATGAGCAGGTAAATCGTCTTCATGCGTTGTTCTCCAGTACAATTTTTGGAATGACCGGGGAGACGATTCTCCCCGGTGTCTTCCAAGCGGGTGTTGCCCTAGTATTCCTTGGGGTCGATGATGTAATAGCAGGGCTTGTCGTCGATCATCGTCCAGCAGGCGTAGCACTTGTATTGCCCCTCAATGTCGAAGGGGAAATCGGTGTGCTCAATCTCTTGACGAACGGCGGGCCTTCGCATGGATGCGGCGTCGGTGTCAGCGACGGCGATCAGTTCGGCGGTGCTGTCGCCGGTCTTCCGCAGAATCCAGATGGACATATCACGGAAGCGTTCATCTTTCTCACAAGCGGCCTTGAATTCCTTCCCGGCTTGCAGGTGAGAAGCGATGGCATCGACCAGCCAGTGGGCGTTGCAGCGATCCCGCATTGCTCCGACGATTTGAGAGAAACAAACGTCTCGGCAGAGGCGGTGACGAATCGGACTTGACATAAGCGATCTCCTGTTCTCAGTAAGGTGTGTTGTGTTGTCCAAGCGGGTGTTGCTCTTGCGTTTCCCACTTGCGGCTTGCGATCCACTCTTGCAGGGCTTCGTCCCTTAGCGGGAGAAGTTCGGTGAAGGCGGCGACGAGTTCATCCGGCTTGTCGATGGGAGCGATGACAGTGGTGTGAGTGAAATCATGCCACGTCACCGTTCCATCGTGTTGCAGTCCGAACGTCAGCGACTCTTCGCCAATCTCAATATCGACCGAGCGAAATTCGTACTGGTAAACGTCGGTGACGTTGAATCCAGCGGTTCTCAGTGCATCGGCAACCGTCGTTCCAAAGGACATTGTTGTTCTCCTGTTGATTGGTGTTGACGGTTGCCAAGCGGGTGTTACTCGGTCGTTGCCTCAGTGGGCGGATCGGGCAGGATATTCGCCTTGATATGGGCGTCCAGTTGGTCATAGACCTTTTGCTTGCCGCCCTTGAAGCCGAATTCCTCTTTGACGATGGAGTAGGCACTTCGCCCACGTCGGCCCAGTCCCTTGATTTCGAGGCCGAGCATACTCCGCAGTGCCAGAACACGGGCGTTGCGGACATTCTGTTCGCCAGCGATCACTGTGGGGCCATTCTGTGTCATGTGGGTCTCCTGTTATGGGTTGTGTTGACGCTGTTCAAGCGGGTGTTAGTTGTCGATGATGATTTCGCCGTTCTCTTCGTCGATGTTGACTTCGCACGATTCGGGCAACTTGATGCGATACCGATTGACCGGCACGCCACCGTTATCGAGGATTTCGACAGCGACTTGTGTGATACCGCAACCGAGGCAGGGAGCGGTATCCGGGGGAAACTCAGGGACACCAGCCCACTCCAGCAGCAGAACATCGCCATCGTCGATGTGTTCCACCAGCGATTGCAGTTCTGCGATCTCGCCGTAGCTGATGCGTTCGGCTTCGATCTCGCCACGCAGATATTTCAATCGTGCTTTGGCCTTGATCTTGGTCAAGCGATCCCGCAGGGCTTCGACTTCTCCCAAGCGGGTGTCAAACAGTTCCTCATACCGTTCCTGCACTTTGTCGGTGACTTCGGTGCGAGTGCCGCAGGCCACGTTTCGGTCGCCGGTGCTTGTCCGATTCCCGTCCACGTCCACGTCGAATTCATCGACGGCGGCATAGTTGTTGCGAGGGGCGTACTTGAACCGCACGAGGGCATTGATTTCTGCCAGTTGGCGGTTCAGTCGGTTCACCAGTGTTTCGAGTTGGCTCATGTATCCTCCAAGTGGGTGTTAGTTGGCGGTGATTGCGTTGTAAACTGCCTCTTCCTCTTCGGGGAGGAAGTCGTTCAGGTGGAACGAATAGCGTTCCTCTCCCATCGGGCAGTCAACTTGCGTGTACCAGACTCCGGTATGGAACTGGCTGGACGATGGTTCGACACAACCGTTCTGGAGAATGGTTTTCTTGGCGAGTTCGACCACGGCGGCGATCTCATCGCCATCGGCATCGTCGAGGTCATACTCATCGGGGGTGATCTCCACTCCCTCTTCGTCAATCCAGCCGGTTTCGGCGAAGTCGCCTTGGGCGGCTGACTCTTCATCCACGACATCGAAAGTGATTGTGATTCGACGGCTCATTGCGATCTCCAGTGAAAGTTGTTGTGTTGTACGCTTCACAAGCGGGTGTTAGAGAGTGGGCAGGGAGTTACGGGAATCGACCCGTTTATGCCAATCCCTTCCGCTGATCTACCTTTTCCTTCGGTCACGTTCACCAAAGTAGCCTAGTGCGCACTTCAGGCAGAGCTTTCAGCAGACTTGAGGATTGTCCGATACAACCGGCCAACCCCCTGCTCACTCTCTCACACTTCACAAGCGGGTGTTACGCTTTCGCCGCTTTGCGTCGTCGAATTCTTTTCAAGACCCACTTGGTGTGATGCGGACAATTGACGTAATGAAGTTGCTCGCCATTGTCTGGACGATTGGGCGCACCACAATCGGGGCAAGTGTTGCGGGGCAGTTCAGCGATAACCACGTTGCAGAAGTTCAAGCCAACCCGTTGCGGTTCGTTGTTCTCGTCGAAGTAATCGACCACGGCGAATTCATCTTTCCGGTCGATGCCGGGCGGCAGTGGTGTGCCACGCTTGGGCAGTGTCACCTTGGGGGTGATGCTGTGAACGACTCCCACCATGCCGGGCCGGAAGATGATATGTCGGCCTTTGTTCGGTCCATAGTTGGAGTAGTAAGCGGCCATTTCATGCAAGCAAGTGACGTGTTGTCCGGGGTTCGGTTTCATCCGTTCTCCTATTGTGATTCGGGGTCAGTGCTCACGGAGACTTGGTTATCTCCGATGTTGAAGGCGAAGCGTGTTCGCTGCTCTTTGAAAGTGGGTGTTCGCTGGGCGTTGTCACGAATCCTGCCAACCGGCACAGTATTGGTGAACTGCAATGTCTTGTTCTCAAACGGCTCGCCCGGATAGGGCAGGCATTGTTGCAGTCGGAACCGAAACCCGCCCGGCATCTGGAACATTCGTTTCTCCAGTTGTTCGGTGACATACCGGGGATTGACGATCATGTTGTGCTTTGGGCAAGTTACCGTGATGTTGACGTTCATCTGATCTCCAAGCGGGTGTTAGGGGTCGAGGCCAGTCTTGCCGTAACCGGTGTGACGTTTCCATTCCATGTCGGTCATCCCTTCGGCGGCTTGACCATGATGTTCGCCGAGCATGTTTGCGTCTTCCGGTTTGAGGAAGATGAAATCACACTCTGTGTGTCCGAGGATGAAGCAGGGCAATCCGCCGAACTGGCTCTTGCTGAAGCTGACAGACCAATCATCGGCCAGCGGCAGGTCATCACCATAGCCGAGTTGTTCAGCGACTTCATTGAATTCACAGTTCTCTGCAAACTCTTCAAAGTCGATGATCTCCGCATCGGCTTCCATGCGATCCATCACTTCTTCTTCTCGTTCGTGTTCCACACGACTCTTAGTGTTGCGATACAGGACAAACGGCTTTGTCATTTGTTGGTCTCCAGTGGTGTGTTGTTTCCCATCAAGCGGGTGTTAGCTACCGAGCAATTTCAGGTCTTGCTCGGTCTCTTCCCACAACCGATCTTCGTCGTCGATGGGGAAGTAGGACCACGGGTTGACCGAATCGGGTTCGACACCACAGGCGGCGAAGACGGCTTCGATCTGAGCGGCTGGATTGTCGTACTGATCTTTCGGCGTACCAGCACAATCGAATGCCGATTGCATGTCCTCTGGCTTGTTGAGCGTGCCACGTTCGACGGTCATAATCGGCTCGCCTTCGGGGTCTTTGTAGATGTTGACCACGTTGGCATATCCGTATCGTTGCCAATCTCGCATGTCATAGAAGACACCACCATGCGGGACTGGCGAACCATCGCCGTAGTATTGGCAACCGAAGTGTTCAGCGATTGCCCATCCTGACAGGGCGGCGAATTCTGGCTTCGTCATCTCGATCTCCTAGTAGTGTGTTGTGTTCTCGTTTCAAGCGGGTGTTAGAGGCCCGGCTGACTGGCATTGGATCACAGCCCGGTACAATTTTTGTACTGGCGTCGATCACCGGCCCGGTCAGCCGGGCATGTTCCAAGCGGGTGTTTACCAGCGAGACGGCTCGACCGTCACGCCTTCGGTTCCCACCAGACCCGTAACGATCTCTCGAATATCTTCGAGGGTTTTGTGTTGCAACGAGAAACTGAAGCGACCACCACCACGCATACCGAAACTTGCTCCATGCGCCTTGAGGGTCTTTTCCACGATGGGAGCGACATGCAACGGCACAACCACGTCAAAACTGCGATAGACGTGTTCGGCGTGCGGGAGTACCCGCTCGACAATCCAGTTCTCCAGTTCTCGTTCAGCCTTGGCGATAAACTCGTCCAGCTTATCGGTGCGACAGCTACCAAACGACAGGCAGTTGTCACTTTGCGGCGGACGGACCTTCGTGAAGAAATACCACGAGCGATCATCACCCCAGCGTTCGAGGTTGCCGATGTATCCGAAGGTCAAACCGATCTGCGGATACTTTTCGGCCAGTTGCTTTTTCAATTCGTCACCAGTCATGGCGATCTCCGAAAGAGTGTGTTGTGTTGACTCTTGCCAAGCGGGTGTTAGTGGGAGTATCGTCCCGGCAGTCCATTGCCGGTCAACCGTGTCCGCTGGTCCGATCCTTCTGCGATGCCCAAGATGAAGGCAATCACAAAAGAGATTTGTTCTTTGGTCGGCTTGCGTTCATCCCTCCGAGACAGGTACAGGTCGTAGATCATTTCCACGTCCTGCCCACCGATGGCGAACCCGTGAATTTCGAGTTTGCCGTTGGATGAGTTGTAAACCGACAATCGGGCACGTTCGTAGAGGTTGTGTCCCGATGCTTGGATTCCCAAGTGATAACGCTTTGAATTCTTGTCCCACATGGCTCGATCTCCTGTGTGTTGTGTTGTGACAGATGCCAAGCGGGTGTTAGTCGAGTTTCGCCATTGCGGCGGCATAGGCGGCAGGTGCGGCGCGTTCCGAGTCTCGCATTGCCTGCACTTCGCCCCGCCAGATACGATTGAACGCATCCATCCAGCAAGAGCTACCGCTGAGGCGATCCCAAATCACCAGCACGAACACGAGTTCGCCATCGGTCATCTGGTCTTCAATCTGGTCAACCCACGGGCCACACGTTGTGGCGGCATGAGCAGCGTCGGCGATCTCCTGCGCCCGGTCTGGCCCAAACTCAGTGGGATGAACCATCGGCTTGTCGGGATTGGGGACTTTTGCCCCGCATTCCAACTTTTGCATTCGAGCGAAGCGGCGAGGCGACATATCCAGTCGGTCAAACATCTGCGATCTCCTGTGTGTTGTGTTGTTGTGATGACCGACAAGCGGGTGTTAGTGGCACTTGAAGGCACAGCAATTTGTGACCCATGCCCGCTGTTTCCCCCGCTCGAACATGACATTGTTGTATCCCAGTTCCATCACCTGTTCAGCAGTGAGGTTTTCTCCAAGCGAGTTGCTGGGATTGTGCCACTCGATGACGTTGAAGGTTTCGGGCTTGTCTGACAGGCGACTTGTGAGGTCGATGCCAACTTTGTTCTCTCCCCGAATCAACTGTCGTTTGTAGGCCCGGAGACCTTCATCCGACTTGAACCAAGCAACCAACTTGATTCCTTGAGTTTGTTCGGGTTGATAGTCAATCCCGATGAAAGTTTCGGGATTGAGTCGTCTGGCGATGTTGGTGATGGTTTCGATGTTCATGCTGTCCCAGCGGGTGTTACGCCGCTTCCTTTTCGTCTTCGTCGCCTTCCAAGTGATCGACCTTGAGGGCATCGACCACACAAGTTCCAGAATACGGTTTACCTTCGTGGTCGATGACGCTGGCGACACAAATCTTGCCGGTTTCGTGATATGTTCCGACGAATTCTCCGGTGTGCATCTGATCTTTCGTGTGCCACGGGAACGTCACTTTGTCGCCGATCTTGAAGGCAACTAGCGACCGCATTTCGGCACGGCTCTTGCGAGCACGAGTCAGATGGTTGATGGCGGCATCCAATTCATCGACTTCGAGGTTGGACAGATGGTGGAGCATATCGCTCGTGGATTTGTTCATTGCGATCTCCTGAAAGTGTGTTGTGTGTACTCTAGCCAAGCGGGTGTTACGCCGCTCCCTTGATCTTCCAGATGGCGGCACGGGCATGACCGGCAGGCACGGTGCGACCAGTATCTTCAAAGTGATTGGGGAAGGCGGCGAGGACAGCGGGAGCGATGGTCTCGTTCTCACTCCACGTCTTGACGAGAATCTCGTCGTCGGCCAGCGGCACTTCGGGGATGTTGACGGTGAGGGTGGTGAACGGCTCACCTTCGGCCCGGTCGATGACTTCGATGGCGAGGCGATCATTGCGATAGTGCTGTTCGACCAGCACGCAATCGAATTCGCTTCCCATATAAGGCAGTTTGAACGGCTTGTTGAACATTGAGCGATCTCCTGTGTGTTGTGTGTCAGAAATTCTGCGAGTCCCGTGAGTCACCGACGTTCCCATCCCATCTTCCCACTTGACACAAAGGCTGCCAAAAGAGGGGCCGATGTTTTCACTGATGTAAACAACACCAGTCTTTCCATACATGCAAGAAGATCGTTCGGTCTCAATCACCTTCTCTCCGGGTTGCAGTCCCCGCAGGTATTGGATTTGTTCGTCCGGTGTCATTACATCCTCCAAGCGGGTGTTACTCGTTCGTCAGGCCGATGATCTGTTCGTCGGACATTCCGGCTCGGCGAAGACTCGCCACTGTCTCTTTCAACGTCTGAGTTGTGGCGTCCAGCGTTGAGTCCTGTTGTGGATACTGCTTGAGAATGATTGCCTCATGGTTGAGGAACCATCGCAGTGCGCCACGGGTGGAGACATTGCGGAGTTCTCGGTCTGGTTCATCGACCAGCGTTTCGCCTTCCGCCACGATGCAATGATGGAACGTGATGGAGAGGTTGTTGTCGGTGTATTCGCCGTCCCGACTCCAGAAAATGTTGCTTTCATCCACGGCATAGGTGTAAACCGTGCCATTGAGTTGCAGCTTGTTATCGCCGACTCGCTTGACCGGGGCACAGAGGCGGAACTGAGGCGGAACGAGAACGAGTTCTTCGACCATTTCCGGGGGATCGGCTCGCCTTGCCCATTTCTTCCGAGGGGCTTCGACCATGCGAGTGTAGGACTGGTCTTTGCCGATCTCGATCAGCAGGTAATCCTTGAACCGGTCTCCCTCTTCGGCGACTCTTGCTTCTGCCTCTTCACGAGTGATCGGCTCACCAGTGGCAACGTCTTGTCGGCAGTTACCGACATACTGGTTTGCTGTCTTCGTGAAAGACAGAGCACCATCGCCGGGAGCGTAAAGTTGAATGGTCATGTTGACTCCAATGAGGTTATGTTGTTGACGCTGACCAAGCGGGTGTTACTTGGCGACGTTCTGTTTCCAGTAGGCAGCGAGGTCTCGTTCCTCTTCCCACGCATCCCACATGGCATCTTTGGCGGGATCGTAGAAACCGTAGTACCACGCTTCCCAGTTCGTTGACTTGTCCACGTCTTGGGCTTCGGCTGCCTCTTCGGTGAGAGTTGTGAGGCGACTGCCCCACAGTTGCTCCCATTGGCAGGTCTCTTCCCAAGCGGCACGATGGGCTTGCTGGTATTCCCCGAAGTCGTTCGGGTTGTCCACTCGCACATCGTGAACAGCTTGAATCCAAGTGTCCCGCTTCGCCATTTCCCGTCCCAATTCGGCGGCTTTGTCGAGCGTTTCCTGTGTGATTTCGTCGGTCATCATTTGCGATCTCCGGTGTGTGTTGTTGACTCCCACCAAGCGGGTGTCAGTCACGTTGCTTGTAGATGACAAACTCGAACAGCGGCTTGCCGTAGTCGGGATGTTGCTTGTTGTCGGCTCGTGTTCTATCGAACGGGATGTTGAGCCTGACCAGATCGGCTTCGAGTTCTGGAGTGCAAACGGGGGTGAACCGTCGAGGATCGTAGAGTGGGCCACCGATGATCGAGCCTTCTCCCAAGTTGTGCTTCTCGATCAGTTCTTGATGTTCCGGTGCAAAGTGTGCCATGTTGGCGATCTCCTGATTGGTGTTGTGTTGTCTTCGCTTCAAGCGGGTGTTTGCTGCTGATAGGCTTTTACGGCGTCGATCCGCTCGGAGACAGCACGCAGGACGGCACTGGTATCCGAAGTTCCCCAGCCTTCGTCTTCGGGGAAGTCGCCCGTGAAATGCACCACGGTTTCATACACGTCCCAGAAGAGTTCTGGGTCGATCAGCTTGACATGGGCGATTGCACGCCGCATCATGGAGAGAGTCAAATCCCTTTCGCTTCTCTCCAAATCTTGCATGAGTTCATCGACGGTTTTGGTTGTCATTCCGTTGTCTCCTGAATACAAATTTTGGAATACCATCGGGGAGTTGTTCCCCGATGGTATCCAAGCGGGTGTCAGACGAGTTTCGCCCGGCTTGCTTCGACCATGCCGAGGTACTTGCGTTCCCACTTCGTGTGATCGGCCTTGGCTTGCAGTTCCTTGATGAACCGGCTTTCGGCTTCGTCATCACGATCCGGGTATTCCGGGGGAATCTCCCGCACCTTGATGAAGTTGTTCATCAGCAGGCCGATACACTCGGAGTTGATCTTGAGTCCATCCATGCAGAGGATTTCGGCGATGCTTCGCTTGTCGCCCATCAGTTGCATGTAAACTGCCATGCGATGCCGATTGGCACAGCCACCACCGCTGAGAACCAGCTTGTATTCGTCATAGACGGCACTGGTATCGACGCCGACCAGATGGTAGTAATCGTCCCGCTTCCGATCATCGCAGCGAACCATTGCCGTGAACTTCTCGGTGTGGACATATCCGCTGGGACAGGTCGTACCGAAACCGCTGGCGTGAATCAGGGGCCGGATGAACGTGATGTGACGATAACCGTCTTTGTCTTCGATCTTCAGCACGGTGCAGGTCATATAGCCGATGCCGAGGTGTGCCACCATGCAGCACTGGTCGCCTTGACGCAGATCGAGGATGTGGATTTTCTTGCGGATGACCGTCACCATCTTGTCTTCGGGCATCTTGCCGGTGCGAGTGCCGTCGTCACTGATGACGTTGAAATCGGCATTGCCCGTGACCTTCATCCAGACTTGCTCCTTGTTGTCAAATCCATGACGATGCGTGTCATAGAAGATGTCGGTCGGAGACAGGTCGCTGAAGCGTTGGGGTTTCATAAAGCTCATTCTGCGATCTCCTGAAAGGGTTGTGTTGTTGACGATGTTCAAGCGGGTGTTATCTGGTGTATCTGTCAGACCGAAGACAGAAGCAAGCCAGACAAATCGCTTTCCAGATGCCGCTGGGGTATCTCACCCAGTGTACGTTGGCGGTTTTCTTTCGGCAACGACACATGGGTTATCCTTCCCCACCAACATCGAAATCATCATCATCTTCGTCGTCGTCAGTTTCTTCCGGGTTGACGAGCAGTCCGATAGTCCGTTCGACGTGATCTTCATCGGCTTTTTCGGCCAGCCGAACGATGGCACTGAGGGCATTTGCGCCCGTGGTGTAGGGTCCAAATCGCTCACCACCGAATTCGTCGGAAGTCATCTGAACGGCAACGTCTTCCATCTTGTGGGCAGCGACCAGAGCATGAACGAGGCAGGCGGCGTCTTCCACCTGTTCGCAGGCTTCCGGCGTCGGCTCGATCCAAGAGCGGGTCAATGCCTCTTCAACTTGCTTGCGTTTGACCGTGCCAGTGGGGTTGACGGTGATCGGCCCATTGAAATACGGGTCGTGTTTGTCGATGGGCTTGTAGTGGTAGCCCACGGTGTTCTCGTCAGCAGCCTGTTCGATCTTGATCTCGCCACGAGTGGTCTCAATGAGAACGGCGAAGCGAGTTTTGAGGAGGTTGTTTTCCAAAGCGATCTCCAGTTGTGTGTTGTGTGATGCCGGGGAGAGTAGTTCTCCCCGGCTCACAAGCGGGTGTTAGGGTTGAGAGTAGCCCAGTGCCTTGCGAGTCGCCTTGACCCGGCTCTTGAACTGGCGACTGTCACGGTCCAGACCGAGATTTTCGATCATGTCTTCCTCATGGAAGTATTGGGCCATGCTGGCGTAATCCGAGAGTTCGATGCTGGCGAGCGGAACACGCTCCCCTTCCACCAGCTTGAACACCTTGAGGACCGGCTTGTTGTTCGGTGCGCCGTCGCCGCTGGGATAGAGGCGAACGACATGACCTTGCAACGGGACTTCGAGGATGCGGGGTTGCTTCGCCGCTTCGATCAGCCTTGCCATCTTCTCATAGAGCGGCTTCCACCAGCCGAGGTAATCATCGTTGCCGTTCTCGACCCGATCCATGAACGTATCCACGTCCACACCGGCGAGTTCTTCGAGGGCGACGGCGGCTTGCGTCAGGTCGGTGCCATCGTTGAGCAGATTCAGATATTCCTGAACCGTCTCGATGGCTTTCTCCTGTTCGGCGGCTTCGTCGGCCATTTCATCATCTTCGATGACATTCTGTTGTGCCAGATCGAGCACGAGTGCCAGAGCACCAGCAACGTCTTTCTGAAACAATTCCAACATGGTTTGATCTCCTGAACGGGGTTGTGTGTTGTGTGTCTTGTAAGCGGGTGTTAGCACTGGCGTCAGTGCTGGGTATAATCCCAGCATTGGGTTGTCTCCTAAATTGGTATCAACACAACTGGGTATAATCCCAGTCACCTGCCCGAATCTTGTCGAGTGCTTCATCGACCGACGTTGCTTCCATCGTACCGAGACTGTAGGTCTCGATTTCATCGCCGAGCATCCTGCGGAGTTCGGCGAAGTGTTCGTTCACTTCGTTTTCATCGGTCGAAACATACAGATGGTAGCATCCATCCGTTGCGACTTCGATGCCGTGATACAGTTCGGGTTTCTGACTCATTTGTTCTCCTGTGGTGTTGTGCTGTTCAAGCGGGTGTTAGTCGGTTTCCATTTCAGCATAGGCAGCCGCTTCACCTTCGGCGTCGAAGTAGCTTTCGGTCGTCAACCGAAACCAGTGTGACAGAGCGGCATGGGCCACGTTGTGGACACCACGAACGGTCTCCAGATGGACTTCATCCCAGTCTTCCGGTTCCTCACGAGTCGCCGCATAGTGCTTGTAAGTCACCACGGCGAAGGCGGGAACGTGGAGCGTTCGGCCAATCGACTTCTGTTCTTGATCGTCCGGGGAAATGTCCACCAAACTCCCGTCGATGCGGATGACGGGATCGGTTTCCAGATATTCGATGCTCGGAGCCTTGTCGCCAAGGAAGCGTTGTCCCGCTTCCTGCAATGACTTCACGATGGCGGGAGCATGTTGCCGAAAGTGATCGGCGAGAACTTCGTCGCTAAGCGGTTCGGTTGAGTGGTTCATTGGTCGGTCTCCAGTGCAAAAGTTGTGTTGGTGATACCGACCAAGCGGGTGTTATTCGGGTGGATCATAGTCGGAGTTCCAGTCGTCGATCTTGAAGCGAACAAAATCTGCCCATTCCCGCTCACGATCAGTCAGCAGTTTGGGGTTGATCGACTCCAGATGCTTCAACACTCTGAGGCAGTCTTGCAACCGCTCCGGGGTGAGCGGCGGCAATTCACTGACATTACCTGTCGGTCGTACCGATCCGATGGTGGTGTGACCGTCGCTCACAGCCATGCCATCGTAAATCAGGTGATCGAGTTCCGGGTCGTGCGCCATTGGTTCCTCAGTCTTGGTGAAATTCGTGATACCGTTTCAACTGGGGGTCGTCATCCTCGCCCCACCGTTGGTTGAGTCCCTGTTCCAGCGAGAGACCTTCACACTCTCTCGCCCATTTTACAGCATTGAGCGGAGTTACACCATCTTCGTTCATCCTGTCCACCAACTCGGTGTCGGTGTTGGCTTCGTCGATGCTGGTGCATGTTCCCTTGCCCACCTTCGGGTCGTTGCGGATCATCTTGACACGGGGATCATCGGCGTCGATTTCAGCCAATGCTTCCCGCACTTGTCGCAACGTCATTGGGGCCAGAGCCACCTTGTCTGTGGGACTGCAATCCGGGTTGTGGTGCAGTTCCAGAATCAGTTTCAGGGCGTTTCGTGCTTTCATCGTCGATCTCCAGTGTGTTGTGGTTGACTCTCAACAAGTGGGTGTTACTTGCACTTGTCGTAGTCGAGCAGGCAGACTTCATGTCCCCAAGCGGTGATCTCGGTGCCATCCTCGAAGCGAATCTTGTACATTTCCTCGAAGTTGCCACCACCGTCCACCACGTCTTGTTCCGCTTCGGTGTCGTGACCCAACACCGTGAAGCGTTGGCCGATGCGATCTTTGTACTGATCGAACGGACTGGTGAAGAATTCACGGAACTGGTCTTCGTGATACCAGAGGTTGGTCAAAGCGGCGTCTTGCCGGGCCTTCTCCGGGCTGTCAACGAAAGCTGTCATGGTTGGTCTCCAGTGTGTGTTGTGTGTTACAAGATCGAAGCGGGTGTTACGCCGCTTCGGCCTTGTCTGTCTTGAAGTCGTTCGACCAGATTGGACAGGGCGACGGCTTCCAGTTCTTACGGTATTCCTTGACCGCTGCTGGCGATCCGACACCATGTTCCGGCTTCGTCCCACGCTTGGCGGGCATCTTGCCAGACTTCACGAGCTTGCGAATCTCGTCTTCCTGACGCTGGGCGATCCACCAGTCGGGCGGCGAGAGCATCACCACCATGAGGCAGGCCAGCTTGTAGGGATCGGCATAGTTCTCATTGTAATATCCGACCACCTTCGCCGGGCCGATGCCGTTCACTTTGACAACCCCTTCAGTGCCAACTTCTGCCATGCCGGGGTCCACCACGAACATCTGACCGTTGCACGAGACAACCGGTTCCTCAACTTTGGTCGCCGTGTTGATGTGCGGCTCGCACGGCACTTGGGGCCATTCGACGGCACCAATGTAAAGGTAGCCGTAGGACGCATGGGTGCTGGCACGCAGTTCGTACTTGAATTCGCTCAGCACGATCTCCTGCGGATCGTTGGTCGCCAGCCCGATTTCCTTGACTCGCTCACGGAGCCACGGCAGAGCACGGGCGTTGAGCCAGTTGACGAGACCATCGTTGGCATCGCCAGACTGCCGGTCGTGCAGCAAGTCGATATTGCCACGCTCGAAGATGGCTCGTGCGCCCCAGTAACAAACTCGCTCGCCTTCGATTTGGTGTCCAAACATGATTTCGATCTCCTGTGAAGTGT